TCGAAGCGTATGGGCGACGCCGAACCGTGGGTGTTGGAAACCACGACCATGTACCGTCCCGGCGAGAACAGTATCGCCGAGGAGACCTACAAGCACGCTCAGGATATTCGAGAGGGTCGCATCAAGGACCCGAAGCTGCTGTTCGACCACAGGTATTCGCCTTTGAACATCGAGGACCTGGGTGATGCGGGCAAACTGAAGCATGGCCTGTATGAGGCGTATGGTTCCGCCGCGAAGTCAAGGGACGGCAAGGACCATATCATTCTCGCTGACGGCAGCATCGTGCCGGTCAACGACGAGGGTGTGAGCGATGACGGGTATTCGCTTCGCTCCCCCGGCGTGGAGCCGGGCCCGTCGAAGGACGGCTGGGTTGATATTCGCGGCCCTATCGCGGATATCCTCGACCCGGCTTCCGATGTGGGCGATTCGATTCGCTACTACCTGAACAGTCTCACGAGCGTTTCCGACGCTTGGCTGTCCGAATCCCTGTTGAAAAGCCATCTCGCGGGCATCGCATTGTATGCGGGCGTTCCCGAGGGCACCGACTTGGACGAGGCAGCGCCTTGGAAGGACATTATTTCGGACGAGGACGAGATAACGCTTGGCTTCGACGGTTCGCTTTCCGATGACGCGACCGCCTTGGTCGGCTGCCGTGTCAGGGACGGCCTGTTGTTCCTTATCAAACTGGAACAGAAGCCCGAAGGCCCCGAGGCCGCTGACTGGCAGGTCGATGTGGAGGCGTTCGACCGCAAGGTTCGCTGGATGCTGGACAACTACAACGTTGTCGGCTTCTTCGCGGATGTCCACGGCTGGCGTGACCTCATTATCGGCTGGGAAACCGACTACTCGTATCTCGACCTTGTGGGCCAGCGCAACAACGGCGACCCGATCATGTTCCACACGAACAATTGGGAGTCGGACATGAAGCAGGCGTATGTGGACATGCATACCGCGTTCTGCCGTGAATGGACGGCGTGCGATGACGAGGACAATCCCGTCATCGGTGATGTCGCACTGTTGGCCGACCCGAGGCTTCTCGCGCATTTCAGAAACGCGCGAAGGAAGAACCTGCGCAGGACGAACGCCGATGGCTCCACTCAGTACCTCGTGTACAAGGAGACGCCGAACAGTCCGTTGAAGATAGACGCCTGCATCGCAGGCGTCCTCGCATATACGGCGCGTACCCGTTATCTGGAACAGGCCAGTTCCCGTGCGCCGAGGGTGCGCACCCACGTTACCCGAGTGACTTATTAGAAGGACGGTGAGATATGGCCGTGCAGTTGGAGTCGTTGGTTCCCGATGATGTCGAACCGGGAGGCGACGGCGTGGTGCTTACCCGGTTGGCGAACCGGCTGGTGAACCGTATCCCCATGCTGTGCCGGTTGAAAACGTTCTACGACGGCAAGGAGACCGTACCCACGAAGGCGGTCCCCCGCAACATGGATGTGACCAGTTCGGACATCTACCGCAGGTTCGTGGACATCTGCCCGATGAACTTGGCAAGCACGATAGCGAACGCGGTCATCACCTCGGAGAAGCCCACCGGCTTCCGTCTGGTGTCGGACAAGGCGATACGTTCCACCGCCGCAGACGACATGTGGCAGAAGTCGGGCATGAACCTGAAATCGTTGAACATGCTGCGTGACGCATCGATTTACGGTGCCGCCTATGCGCAGGCGTGGTCGACGCCTAACCCGGCCTACATTTCGAGGCTCAGCCCTTGGGATACCGTCGTTTCCGACGATAAGAGCGCGGCCATCGTCTACTCGTATGACGCGGATGAAGGCACCGAGAACATCGCCTTGTACCGTCTGGTCCGTGACGATAAGGGCAATGTGACCGACGTGTATGGTCGTGTCGCCAGACGTGAGGTGGAGTCGCGGACGCTGCCGACCGACAGTCCCGACTATGAGGATGCCGTGTATGAGCTGGCGAACGATGATTCCAAGAAGAAACCGTCGTTGCCCGCCTTGTTCGAATGGGTGGGCGCGGCCAGTTCCGATGGTCTTGATTTCGCCCGTGACTGCGGTTGCCTGCCCATCGTCCAGTTGAAGACCGCGACCGGTCGAGGCCAGTTCGAGCCTCATCTTCCGACGTTGAGCGCCATCGACCAGCAGCGTTTCCAACGTTTCTGCATTCAGGAGATGCAGGCGTTCAAACAGCGTTGGGTGTCCGGCGACCTTCCCGAGTATTACACGAAGCAGGACCCGGCCGTGAAGGCCAACCGTGCGCGTGCCGGCGAAAAGATCGACTACTCGTCCTTGTTCGAGCTTGGCCCCGCCGCCTTGTGGCTGATGCCGAAGGACGCGAAGATGGGCGAAAGCTCCGTGACGGACATCACGCCGATTGTCTCCGCCGCGAACACGGACATCAAACAGTTGGCCGGCGCGTCCGGCACCCCGTTGTCGATTCTCAGCCCTGACGTTTCCGGCAGCGCGGAGGGGGCGAAGCTCACCACCCGCATGTTGAGGCTCAAGGTGCAGGACATGAACGAGCGTGCCAATGATGCGTTCGTGCTGTTGCTTCGCATGGCGTTGGTTGCAAGCGGCCAGCAGTCCGCCGCCGATGAACGTTTCGAGACGATGTGGCAGCCGGTCGAAACTCCCACCGATTTGGAGCAGGCGCAAGCCGCCAACTATGTGAAGGGACTGCTGCCGGTCAAGACCATCATGCGACGGTTCCTGAACATGAGCGAGATGGATATAGCCGAAGCCATGCAGGACTTGCAGGACACGGCTTTCGCCACCGCTCTGAGTCAGGAGAACACTCTGGTCGAAGGCAAGACCTTACAGCAGTCGGCTCCCACCTTGCAGGACACGTTGGATTCGACATCGACCATCACTGACCTGAACGACACTCTGGGCGACGAGACGTTGGACTCCACCAATGAGGTGACGTGATGGCCGACATGACACAGGCGCTGACCGTCATGGAACGGCAGCGTCAGGCGCTGGTCGACGCCTACGTGCAGCGTGCGTGGAACATGTGGAAGTCGCTCGACCCCGCCGACTGGTGGAACGACGCGATAACACAGGGCGTGTCCGCGTGGATAACACAGAATCAGATCGCGTTCATCAAAGCCATGCGGCATCTGGGCGTCTCCTATGCGGACGTGATGCTCGGCATGGTGAACGTGCCTTCGGATGGTCAGATTCCCGAATACATCGTCACAAGGGACAACACCGACCCTTGGGCGGTGAGCGTGCGTCCTGCCGACGCCTATCGGAGCATGGCCGTAAGGGACCCGTCGATACGCCCGCTGGCATGGGACAATCTGGACGATTACGTGCAGAAGGCCGTCGATGATTGGCTTGACGCCGCCGTGAAACGGTTGACGGACAATGCGAACACCGATGGTCAGATAGCCATGAACAGTGCGGCCACGCAACGATTCCACGGTTCCGGCGTCAGAAAATACCGTAGGGTCATACACCCCGAGCTTTCCAAGACCGGCACGTGCGGCCTGTGCGCCGTCGCGGCCACGAACGTGTTTTCCACGGCCGACCTTCTGCCCATGCACAACAACTGCAAATGCACCGTCGCCCCGATCACCGCGAACAATGACCCCGGTCTGAAACTCAACCGGGAGGATTTGGACGCCATCTACAGGAAGGCTGGCAGCACGTCAGCCGCCGACCTGAAAAGCGTGCGCGTCATCATGGAATCGCATAGCGAGATCGGGCCGATTCTCACGCAGTCCCAGTGGCGGCGTGAATACGATGACGGCACTCCCGCGCCGGAATGGCATATCCCCGACCTGAAGATGACGCGCACCGCGTTGCAGCGCATGTACGCGAGGGCTATGGAGTTCCAACAGCATTATCAGAAAGTGCTGGATACGGGCGAGGAAGACGATTTTCCATTCGAGGGTCGAAAGTACAGCTTCCGGCCTTCGGTGCATTTAAGACAAGCCATGTCCTATCAGAGGGCGTGGCTCCAATACCTGCGGTCGACCCTCGGTTTGGCCGCGTGAATGAAAGGGGCGGGCGGATGCCTACCAAGGAAGAACAGAACACTGCCGAAACCGAAACGGTTCAGCAGTCTCAGCCTGAAACGGGCGCGGCAGAAACGACCGCCGACATTCAGGAAAACAATGAAAACGTCAAGCCGGAGGAAAACCCCGGTGACAACGAGCTCGCCAAGTGGAAGGCGATGAGCCGTAAGAACGAGAAGCAGGCCGAAGCGAACCTCAAGCAGGTGCAGCAGGTTCAGGCCGAGCTTGCCCAGGTGCGTGCCGACAACGCGCGTCTGATTGCGAAGAGCACGTATCCGCAGGTCACTGACAAGGTGTTTGAAGCCCTGTACAAGGGTGATGGCACGCCGGAGGATATCGCGGACTTCGCCAAGTCCTATGCGGAGCTCAACCCCATCCAACCCGGTTCGCCGTTGGGCGTTCAGCCGAACGGTCGTGTTCAGGTGCCGGAAGCCGAGGCTCTTCGCAGCGTGGGCCGAAAGGCCGAGAACCCCGAGGGCGAGTTCAATCCGAAACCAAAGCGCGGCGACGCCTACAAGCGTGCGATGGACCGTCAGAACGCCCGCCGCCGCAACCATAACAAGCAAACCAAATGAAAGGAGCCATACTCATGGCGCTTCCTATTGAAATGGTGCATGGCACCGGCCTGACCACCGTTGAGGAAAACAATGAGTGGCGTTTCGGCGAGCAGACGGGCGGCGTGGTCTCCGTGACCATCGTCCCCGAACTGTTCAACGTCGATGACGAGACTCTGCGCAACAAGTACCTGACCGGGGTCAGCCCGACAGCCACGACCATCTACATCCGTTCCGGTATTCCGCTCGCCAAGATCACGAGCGGCACCAACAAGGGCGCTTACGGCCCGTATGACCCGAAGGCTACCGATGGCCGTCAGACCGCCATCGCCGGCCTGTTGGAGTCCGCCGTCGCCGTGAACGTCACCTATTCCGGCTGGCAGGTCGATGACACCTATGTGGGCCTTCGCTACCGTGGCGACATTATCAAGAGCAAGCTGCCGGTCGTTCCCGCCGACGAGGCCAAGTGGGGCGGCTGCTTCTACGATGTCGAGGATGATGCTGTCACCGCATTGTCCGGTTCGGCTGGCGCTGCCGGTTCCGCTGGTGTGGGCGTGAAGTCCATCACCTTGACCAAGAACACCTCTGGTGCCATCACCGGTGGCACTTGGGTCGGCACCGACAACAAGTCGAACACCATCACCATCGCCTGACACCCCGTCTAAACCGATTCTTTGAAACCCGCCCCTCGTGGCGGGTTTTCTCATATCTGAAAGGAAATATCCAATGGCATTGGACAAGGAAATCTTCCCGCCGAGCGAAGCCACCGAGGTTGCGCAGGCGGGCTTCGATTACGTGAACGGCATTCTCCCGTTCTCCACCATGTTCCCCATCCAGTCCAATGACGGCGAATGGACCGTCTCTTGGACGCCGAATCTGCCGACGCTCTCCACGAACGCCATGCAGCGTCGTGCGCTGGACGCCGAGATCGGCCACACTTCGATGGTCGAACAGTCCGCCGAACAGCATACGGGCCTTCTGCCCCTGTCCGGCATGGACCACATCACCGAACGTGATATGGCCAAGCACGCGAACGACAAGCAGTTCATCCACGACAAGGCCGAAGCCAAGACCACGCATCTGGGCCAGACCGCCGGCGTGACCCTTGAACTTGAGTCCATCTCCGCGATGATGGATGGCAAGATCACCATCAACGAGAACGGCGCGAACGTTGTCTACTCGTTCGGCCGTCCGGCCAAGCAGCATAATCAGGCTCCGACCACTCTCTGGTCCCAGGCTACTTCCGACCCGATTGCCGACGTTCAGGGTTGGATTGAGGTCATGCGCAAGAACAAGGGCCGTACACCGCACGCCGCGTTCACCACGTCGAAGGTCATCGACGCATTGCGCGTCAACGAACAGTTCCGTCAGGAAGCGTCCGGCATGGACTTGGCTCATTCCAAGTCACGACTGTCCCGCGACGAGGTGCTGGGCGTTTTCGCCAGCCAGCTTCAGCTGAACGACGTGCGTATGCTCGACCTCGAATACGAGAACCTTGAACTGGACGGCGGCTTCAAGATGGACGTGGACACCACCACGCTCATCCCCGATGCCACGTTCGTCATGCTTCCCTCGTTCAACGACCCGACCCTTGGCTTCACCGCTTCCGGCCCGACCGCCGAAGCCCAAAACTCCGAGTATGAGATCAGCAAGAGCGTCAACGACGGTCTTGTCGCCGCCATGCTCTCCCATCAGGCTCCGGCCAACTACGATATCTGGGTCAACGGCTCCGCGCTGCCCGTATTGCAGGATGCCGTCAGCACGTTCAAGGCCAACGTCCTGTAGGAGCCGTCATGGCAAGCGTTGACGGCATCGACTGGATGAAACACATGCAGGTCAGTCTGCTTGACCAGCCCGGGCTAGCCGACGCCTATCCGAACGAATGGGTGAAATCACGTTGCCGTATCGCCGCCGAAATAGCGTTGACCGAATCCGGCAACGCGGAACCCCGCCTCAATTCGGGCGACCTGAGCGAGGACACGTTCGCCTACGTGGTCTGCTCGATGGTGATTCGCGTCATGCGATGGCACCGGCTCAAATCCGAGTCGAACGGCAACTATTCGTATGAGGAGCATGACCCCCAGCCTAATCCGCCCGCCTATGATGCCAGTCCCAACCTGTATGTGAGCAAACGCGAAAAGCAGTTGCTTGACGGTTACGCGGAGGGACACGGCCCCGTAGGCACCATTGGTGTCGGGTTGAGCCGAATCTACGGATTGTGAGGCCCTATGGCCGATGAAACATTGGACTTGGGACACCTTTACGACGGTGTTGATTTGGATGAACTCGGCGGCGGGCACCTGTACGACGATACCGAGTTGGAGCCTCGTATCACGGATGACCTTCTGCACCGCGACATGATCGTGGTGCAGCCGATGAAACCGGTCGAAACCGTCTACGGTTCCGGCACGGTGCCGGATGGGGACGCCTCCTACTGTTACTGCTCGTTCGAGCCTCGAATCAATAAGAACAGCACGTTTTCCAAGAACTGGGCGCAGGACACCACGCCGCAAACGACCGGTGGCCTGCGCGAGGATGCGTTGGCGATCGTTCTCGCGCCGGAATGGCATGGGGACATCAACACGCAGTTCTGGCTCGATAACGCCTGTTACGAGGTTGACGGCCCGCCTATGGAGATGCGTCACGCCTCGGATGCCGCCCACCACTGGAACATCACCGCGAGATGCATCGGCCATGCGACCGAGGACAACGGGTTGAAACCGCCTGTCCCGCCCGAGGGGAGCCGCACATGGGGTACGTGAAGCTGAAGTCCGCAAGGGTGCTGAACCGTGACATGGCGATACTGTTCGGAGCCGAAGCCACCCGTCCCGTGGCGGAGAAGGTCGAGGCGAAGGCGAAGGGACTGGCCGACGTGAAGGCGAAGCACTCGTCCGTCGCCGACCGCATCGACATCAGCACTCACGCGCATGGCACGCATACCGCCGTGATCATGAGCGTCAAGGGCCGTGACGGTTCCGAGATCGCCTCCCACTTGGAGTTCGGCTACTTCAACCGGTGGCTGGAACACAAGTACGGCATCAAAAGTCCGAGTGCCTGGATGCCGGGATTGTTCATCATGTCGGAGGCGAAATATGTCTGACCCCACGATATTCGACCTTTCCGTAAGGGAACAGTTGGATGCGGTCGGCCTGACACGCGCCTACCTGGACGCCGTCGAATGGAAGAACCGTGATTTCAGGCCGGTCATCCAACCGGAGGTCACGCCCGCCACGGATTCGCTCCTGTTGTCCCATGACGTGATTCTCTACCATTGCGGTGCTCCTGAGCAGCCCGACTGGAATCTGAAGGCTTGGATATGGCAGTACACGCTGTCTTTGACGGTGTTGGGCCGTGACCCGGAACGGGTGGCCCGCATCTGCGGATGGCTGCACCGTTGCATATCCGCATGGCCCTACCGGCCCGGCACCGACTATGGGAAGATCGGGCGGATAGTGGACAATCCCGGTTTCGAGTCCCGGTCTTCCGGCGACATGACCAGTTCCAAAAGCATCGTCGCGTGGACTTCCACGAAACGCATACAGGCCGCGTCCCCACGCGGCTGACCTTATCTGAAAAACCATCAATCACACAATCAGGCCCCGCACGCCTACACGGCTGCGGGGTTTTCCATATTTGAAAGGAAAACGATATGGCTGACGAAATCGGCATCCACAACGACGGCGTGTTGACCGCCGTCCGAGGAACGATCTTCATGGCGAAGGCCGAGACCATCATTACCTCCGCACTGCTCAAGCAGTTCACCGTCGAGGCGGCGACCGTGGGCGTGGGCGACGGCATGTGGACGAACCTCGGCCACATGTCGAACGACAACCTGCCCGAGTTCGCGTTGGACGGCGGCGACGCCACCACGTTGAGCACTTGGCTCAAGGCGGCGTTCCGCACCCAGTACGCCCAGACCACCGGCACTGTGACGTTCAATTCGGTGCAGGGCGACAAGGGCACGTTCAAGACCTTCTACAACGCGGTCGATATGACCGGCGCCGGCGTGGCCTTCTCCTTGGAGAAGACCCCCATCAACAAGTCCCTGTTCATCCTGTGGTCCGACACGAACACGACCGGCCGTGCCGGCCTGCTGCTGCCGAACTCGGACATCGCGTTCTCCAGTCTGCCTGCTCTTTCCACGGATTCGTTCGTAGAGTTCTCCGCTCAGGCGAACATCAAGACATCCAGCTCGCTTCCGCATGACAAGAACGGCAAGTTCACGTCCGTCGCCTACTTCGCGCCGTCCGACTTCACGGTCTGACCCGTCTCTTCCTTGCCGCGTCTCCTATCCGCGCGGCAAGGAACCCCCTCTTTCCACGGATAGGGCTTTTCAGAATCATTCTTTTCCACGGATAGGAGCCGATGATGGCAGAGAACACTAAGAACACGACCGACAACGCGAAGATGCCGGAGACATGGGACGAGCTCAAGGAGCAGCCGCTGTTCGCGGGACTGCCCGACATGGCGAAGCCGCAGGAGCTGAACGTGGCCCAGTCCGCCGAGTTCTCGGTGACATGGCAGCGCATCTCCGAACGCAACGGGAAACTGGGCGACATGGGCTTATTCGGCGACGATGAGGCCGACAAGCCGAAGAAGAAGCCGAAGTACGACGAGTCCGAAGCCGTCATCCTCATGGCCGAGATCGTGCAGTACGCGGACATGTTCTACCGCGAAATCGCGGCCGACGAGAAGCAGTGGGACGAGTTCACCCGTGGCCGCACCTTGGAGAACCTGTACGTGCTGCTGGTGTCCCTGACCACGTTCTATTCGGTGGCACTGGGAAAATCAAGCGCCTCCAAGACGCGCTTGGAGAATGCAGAGTAGCGGTCTCGGCCGACTTCCAACGCTTCTACAACATCAACCTCCCCGCCAGTATGGGCCGCATGGAGCCGTCATGGCTGTGCGACCTGCTGGACGGTTTGGAGGGCGTTGACGGGAGCCTGTACCGCGCGTGGATGGCCGAACACCATCCGCTCCCACGGGAAGACGCGAAAAGCATGCCGCGTCTTTCCTACCTCACCTACGGGCAGTCGCAGATGCTGATGCTCAGCATGACGAACCAGCTTGAGATGATTCGCGTGATGATCGCCCGCATGATGGGCGACAAGAAGTCGAAGCCGCAGCCCGTCTATCCGCCCGGCACCGTGGTCAAGCCCGATTCGGTCGGGCCGAAATCGTTCTCCACGGCGGGCAAGTCGTTCGCCCAGATCACGGGCATGTTGGGTGCCGTGTTCGGCGGCAACAGTTTCTAGCAGAAAACCCCTCGCATTCCACGAGGGGTTTTCGTTTATCCTCCCGGAGGTTTTCTCATGGCCTTGTATTCCGCTGGCGCGGTCGGCGTCGATATTCGCCCGGACACCGATAATTTCTGGAAGATTCTCAACGCGGAACTGCATTCTCGCCACCCTGAGGTCACCGTTGATGTGAACACGAAGGGCGTCGCACGCGCCAAGGAGCAGATGCGCGACCTTGACGGCAAGACCCTCACCAACGTGGTGAAGATCGACGGCGACCCGTCCGGCTTGCGTGCCATCGACAAGGCCATGCAGGCCCAGCGGAAGCAGTGGGAGAAGAAGCCGGTCACAAGCAGGTTCGACTTGGACGATACGTCGTTCAATGAGAAGATTCACCGGCTTTCCAACCAGATCAAGCGGACCGCCGGCCAGACGGAGGCGTTCGTCAAGAAGTCGCAGAAATCCGTGGCCGACAGTCTTCAGGACAGTCTCTCCCGCATGCGTTCGGCACGCGCCCTCTACGACAAGGAGGCCACGGCCGCATCCCGCAGGCAGACCATGCTCATCAAGGACGAGCACGCCGCCTACGACATGTACGCGGAGGCCATCGAGAACGGGCGCAAACGTCAGGAGCAGTTGACCCGCAGCCAAGCCGATGTCAGTAAGACCCTTGACTGGTCCATCAAGAAGATGAAGGAGCTGCGCGAGGCCGGGAACATCGACACCGCGAACTGGTACAAGAACAGTCGCATCCCCGAGCTGCGCGAACAGCTCAAGGGCCTGAAAGCCGACCTGAAGGCGGTAGGCAAGGAGATAGCGGAGAACAAGAAGGCGCAGGACAAGCTCTTCTCCGCTGATTTCGACAACAAGGTAGCGGCACAGCAGCGTCTTATCGACTCCAACACCAAGAAGTGGGAGAAGGCGACCGACGCCATCTCCAAGTATTCGGACGCCGAGCTCATGCGCAAGGCGCGGCTCAAAGACTTCAACCGTGAGAACGACCGGCTGTTCTCCGGCCTGAACAAGATTCTCGACCTTGAGGAGAAGTCCGAGAAGCTGAACCGCAGGCAGCTCCAGCAGCTGTCGAAGCTCACGGCCGGCCAGAAGGCGTTGGCCGAGGTGTTCGAAGACACGGGAACCAGCGTCAAACGCCTCAACGCGGTACAGAACGATTCGCGCCGCACGATGGACAAGCAGCGCAAGACCGCCCGCGAACTGACCAGCCTGTTCGACGAGCAGGAGACCCAGATCAACGCGCTTTCCGCCGCGTTCCAGAAGTTCAAGCCCATGGGCATCGACAAGAACCTCGGCAAGGAGCTCAACAATACCTTCGACCAGCTGAAGAAGCTGCGCGACTTCGCATCCCGCAAGCCGATCACCGCCAAAGCCACATTGGATAAGACCCAATGGGACAAAAAATACGCGGAACTGATGTATGACGCGGAGAAGCTGCGCGCCAAACTCGACCGGGAGCATGAGGTCAACGTCCGCGTCAAGGTGTGGGAGGACAACGCCGACAAGCTCGAAGCCCGGTTGGAGAAGCTGCGTCATACGCGCCTCGACATTCCCGTGGACTGGCAGGTCGATCAGGAACGAATCATCGCGTCGATGCGTGAGACCGCCGCCAAGATCAAAGCCAATCCCGAACGTCGTTGGGAGCTTGAAGCCGACCTCGACCTGCAAATGCATCGCGCCGAGGAGAAGCTGAAGAAATTCGAGGACAAGAACGACGAGCTGAAGATGGATTTGGACTTGGAGACCGCGTTGGCCCGAGCCCATCTCGCCTACTTCACCCGCCCCCGCACCATCGACATCTTCGCTAATTTCAAGGGCACAGACCTTGGCAAGATTTTCTCCGGCATGACCAGTGGTGCGACCGGTTTGAAGGGCGTGCAGAACCAGTTCGACAGTCTTGTGAACCTGTTCGACAAGCTCGACAAGGTGGTTCCCAAGTGGTCGATTCTCGGTGCCGGCGTCACCGCGTTGGGTGCCGGACTCCTGAACCTGGGACGCACTGCGGGCGGTGTCGGCGTCAGCCTCGTGTCCATGAGCAAGGCCGCGTTGGCCGCTCCCGCCGCGTTGGCTGGTCTGGCGTCCGCAGGCTACGTGGGCTACCGGGTGTTCGGTGATTTGAAGGAAAAGTTCGATGTCACCAAGACCTCGCTGGCGAACCTGAACAAGGAGTTGGGCGACAACGCTTGGAACGAGTATGGGGATAACCTGTACCGTCTCGCCAACGACGTGGCCCCCTCACTGTCCAAGGGTTTGAACGGTATCGCCGTCGAGGAAGGCAAGGTGCTCAACGGGCTTATCGACGTGGTGCGCCAGTCGAACGAAGCCGACCAACTACCGCGTATCTTCGAGAACACTCGTCTCGCGGTGTCCGAACTGAACCCGGGCTTGCAGTCACTGGCCCGCGCGTTCCTCGGCTTGGGCGACCAGTCCAGCCAGTATCTGCCCCGCATGGCCTCCTACATTTCCGACGTGGCCGAGAAGTGGGCGAACTGGGTGGATACCGCCGAACGTACCGGTCAAGTCTCTAAGGCGATGGAAAAGGCCATCGAACAGGGCGGCTATCTGAAATCGTCCGTGTTCGACCTGATAGGCGTGTTTGAGGGCACGTTGGGTACTCTGGCGAAGACCGAGAACGGTATCCAAGGTTTTTCCGAGGCTTTGGAGAAAGCCAACAAGGCCGTTCACACCATCAAGTTCCAAGAGACTTTGGAGGCTTGGAGCGCTGGTGCGCAGGACGCGCAGGACAAGATGCGCAACGCTTTCAAGGATATTGGCGACGCCGCGTACTCGTTGAAGGACACCACTCGCGCGGTGTTCGGTGACGCGGGCCAGATCGTAGGCGAGGGCATCACTGGGTTGAGTCGCGTGTTGCAGCAGTCCGGTGGTGGAATCCGCGATTTCAGTTCCGGTGTCCGCGACGGGTTCAGCCAGGTGTTTGACGCGGTGGGTGACGCGGGCCCCATGTTCTCCGATTTGGCGAGCATGGTGGGCCAGTTGTCGCGCACGTTCGGCGGCACGTTCGCGTCCGCTTTGCGTACCGTGAGCCCGCTTATCAGCACCATCGCCAAGGGTGCCACCGGCGTGGCCCAAGCGTTCGACTCGTTGCCGGGGCCGGTGAAAAGCATCATCACATTGTGGGCCACGTTCGGTCGTGCGGGCAAGACGGCGTTCGAGTCGTTGAAGACCGGCATGTTGCAGAACATCCAGTCCACGATGCGATACCAGAAGATGCTCAGCGAACTGGGTTTGAGCGCCGAACAGGCGTCCGTGAAAATGGGCACCCTGATTAAGGCGATGAACCAGTTGCGTCCCGGCAATTATGCGGGTATTCTGTCCGGCGCCATCAGCGAGGTCAATTCCCTCGGCATGGCGGCGGAAGCTAACTCGAAGAAGCTGCTCCTTCCGGGGAACGCTGCCAAGGAGACTTCCAAGGACATGGGCGGCTTGGTCGGTGCGAACGGTCAGGCCATCGCCTCCATCCGTTCGGCCGGGGAGCAGGCCGAACAGCAGTCCGGCAGGTTCGGTTCGTTGAAGACCGGCGTGAAGAACCTGTGGGATGCGTTCGGCGGCTGGACGACGGTTGCCGGTCTGGGAATCAGCGCGGGCATCGCCGTCATCGGCAATGCGATATCCGACTACACGACGAAGGCGGAAGCATCCAAGCAGGCGATGGACAAGGTCATCGACGGCATGAAGGGCATCAAGTCCAACGCCAAGGAGGCGGCGGACGCGTTCAATGATTTCAAGTCGGAGACCACGAAACAGTGGGATGACCCGTCGCTCCTGTTCGGCAAGGACGGTGGCGGCGCGGTCACTGAATGGCTCGTCAAGGTCAGCGGCGGCTACACGTCCGCAGCCGACGCGGCCAAACGTCTGGGCATCAATACCAGTACGCTGACCGATGCGGTCAGCGGCAACGAGGCCGGCTACAAGAAGCTCGTCAAACAGTTGGAGGCGCAAAGCAAGGAGACATACAAGGCCAGCGACCAGTACGGCATGATGGTCGAGAAGCAGACCGATGCCGCCATCGCCGCCGACACGCTGTTGCAGGCGTTGAAGAAGCAGCACAAGGAAGGCTTGGAGAAATCCGTCAAGGAGCAGATGAAATATCTGCGTTCCCTCGAACAGATCTCCGATTCCTCCTCCGCGCTGTCCGACAAGCTCAGCTCGCTCGCCACGACGGTCAAGGCGAACGGTCAGGCGTTCAAGGAAAACGGCGAACTGGCTGACGCCAACAACGCCGCCTATGTGCGCACCGACAAGGCGATGAAGGATGTGGCCGCTACCGCGTTGCTGTCCGCCCATCAGCTTCTCTCCTATGGTGAGAAGAACGGTCAGGTGGAGGAGTACACGCAGAAGGCCGCAAACTCCATTTATGAGGCGCGTGAGGCCATCGTGCAGCAGGCTCAGGCCGCTGGCATGAGTGAGGAAGCTGCTGAAAGGTACGCTGATTCGCTTGGTCTGATTCCCTCTGATGTGGGTACCACGATCACCGCTCATTCGGAAATCGCCCAAGATGCGGTGGATAAGCTCGTGCAGGGCATATCCGGTCTGACCGATGGTGAGAAAGAGATCGTTATCCGGCTACGTGAAGTTGGAGTGGTCACCACGTTGGACGGTGTTCTCAGTCTTGTTGAGCAGCTGATGAAAGGCGACTTGTCCGAGAGGGACCTCACATTGCTGTTGAACGCGAAGGGCAATGCTCGCTGGGAGACAGGCGAGGTCAAGGAGAATCTTCTTGCTCTCGGCATGTCCGAGAAAGCCTACAAGTGGCTGTTCTCAGGTGAGGGCAACGCTGAGGAGCGCATGCAGAAGGTCAGGGACGAGCTCGGCTATCTGAACCTGACCGACGAGCAGATACAGTGGATTCTCGACTGTATCGACCACGCTTCCGGCAAGATAAAGGACGTGGAGAAGAATAAGGTTCCCGCCGCCAAGGGCGTCAGCTTCAACATCGACGCCAACGATGATGACGCTCAGGTGAAACTCGCCTCCTATAGGGAGTCCGATGGTGAAAAGCTCGCTGAGAATAATATTCTCGTCAGCGCCGTCGATAACACCAGCGAGGGCACCGAGTCCGCTAAGGCGAACGTGTTCAGTGTTCCCCATGAATGGTGGTCGTGGCTGTTCGGACTTGATGGCACCAGTGGCCCATCCGGTATCGCGAAGAACGCCGTTGAGAGCATTCCTCAGCAGTGGCAGTCTATATTGACTGGTTCCGGCAATACGACGCTGTTTTCCAACATCGCCAATAATGCGGTTCGGAATATTCCTCAGCAGTGGTTGTCCATGTTTACGGGTCTCGGCAATACGCCATCGTTTGCCGGAACGGCACGAAGCATGATCGGCAAGGTGCCCACCTATCATTCCACGACGTTGAATGCGATGGGCAACGCTTTGGATGTCGCGTCGAACCTGCTATCCACTCTGCGGTCAATCGCTGGTCGCACATGGACGGCTTTCATCGACACGATATCCGGGGGTGGCGGTCATGCTACCGGTGGTCGTATCTATGGTCCCGGTACTTCCACTTCTGATTCGATTCCGGCGATGCTGCCCAATGGTGAGATGGTGCTTCGCGCCGCAGCCGTCAAGAAGATTGACGCCGTGTATGGCAGGAGTTTCCTGAACACGTTGAACGCGGTCGGCAGTGTGGAGAAAGCCATGCAACCGTCCGCGTTCGCGTTGAACGCTCGCAGGAAGTCTCAGGCGTATGCGACCGTTGGCCGCGTATTCACGGCGAACGGCTCGTGGAATGTCGAAGTCAACCCGGTGATAAAGGTCGAACTTCCCGCGAATACGGGGAACACGACGAACAACACGGTGACTATCAACGGCGTGGAGTCCTCCGACCGGAGGATAGCCGACGCGGTGGAAACCCTTGTCGCTTCCGCCACCCGGAAACGCAACATGCGTCCGCGCTGACCGTCAGAGAACCGTTGCAAGCCAGTTTGTTTCAGCTTGCAACGGTTTCCTCCTGTTTCCTAACATCGTCAAGAAAGGTTTGTCATGGTTGAAGGTGCCGGCAATATCATCGGCGGCGGCTGGCGTTGCTGCGTACAAGCCGATATCGTCTCGCAGAACGCGACACAGGCCGTCATAGGCGTGCACATCATCTACCGTCGCACCGACCCGTCGCGCTGGGTGGCGTCCGATGCCGTGTCCGGTGGCGCTTGGGTCAATGGCGTGAGCACGAGCACGAACACGGTGAACTTCGGCTACCGGTCCTTCAACGGCGACGTGGATTTACACACCCAGCAAGTGACCGTCACGAAGCAGGAGTCCGCGCAGACGTTCTCCTGCCGCGCGTTCCTGAACATCCCATATGGTTTGCCGGGACGGTCGGAAGCGCATGTGAACCTCACGGTTCCCGGCATCACGTATGCGAAACCGAACCCGCCGAAGAACGTATCATGGACGCGGGTCAATGATTCAAGCGTGAAGGCCGCATGGCAGTCGGACTATGATAATGCGGCGCGAAAATATTGGAAGCAGATCTACGCAGACCAGTGCGTCGGCTTGAACGGCGGCACACAAGGCGCGTGGGGTCTGGTCAAGGCGTTGAACTGGGACGCCTTGAACTATTCGTACACGGGGTTGAAGGCGAACGCCCGATACCAGTTCCGTGTCGCGGCCCAGAACCCTGGCGGAGTGTCCGACCATGTGTACTCGGGCTACATCTACACGACGCCGGCCGCCCCCGTGGCGGTGAACGCGGTGAAACTGTCCGAACAGTCCGTGCGCGTGACCGTGGATGCGTCGAAATCGTATGTGTATGGCATCAGACTGCGGCGCAGGGTGAACGGCGGCGAATGGGCCGACATAACCGGAGGCACCCCCGGTGCGACGGCCGAAGGCTGGCTTCCCGACATAAACGGAATCCAGAACGTCACGTGGACCGACGCCGCAGCTCCTGCGGGCCAAGTCCAGTACGCGGCGTTAGTGGGAAGACCTGTCTACGGCGATGACAACTCCAAGACCACGCTCTTCTCCGACTGGACGTACAGCAACACTATCCAGACGGCCGTGGCCCCTTCCGCGCCGACGATTCTGAACCCGACGCAGAACGGCGCGTATGTTGTCAATCAGCCGATGACGGTCGCTTGGAAACCGAATCATCCTGACGGTTCCGCCCAATCCGCCGCGCAGGTGGAGGTCACCGACCCCTCGGACGTTACGGTCATCGAAGAGCAGACCACGAACACCAGTTATCAGCGCACGCCCAAAAGCTGCGGCTCGTATAGGATTCGCGTGCGCACCAAGGGCATCCACGCCGACTGGGGCGCATGGTCGAACTACGTGACCTTCACGGTCGCGAAATATCCGAACATCAGCATCAACAAGCCTTCCGGCACCATTACGGCGACACCGTTCACCGTGGCGTGGACCGTGGCGGACGATACGGGCGTCAGCTCGCAGACGCTCATCATCCAGTCGGACGGCGTGGAGAAATACCGGAAGACGATGGACGGTTCCACGCGAAGCCTGAGCATCGGCGCAAGCCAGTATCTGCCGAACAACAATTCGACGTTGACCATCACGCTCGTGGTGCGCGGCGGTTCCGGCTTGGAATCCAGCACGAGCGTCGTGAGGGACGTGGACTGGCTGGACCCGGCCGAGCCGATGGCCGCGATAGAGTCGAACAATGATTACGCGGCGTTGGTCATCGTGTCGTTCGGCGTGCCGGAGGAAGGCCAGTCGGAGACGGTCAGCGCATCCGTCATCCGTGTCATGCCTGACGGTTCGGAGGTGCTTATCGCCTCGAACCTGTTGGACCAGCAGTTGGCCGTGGACCCCATTCCCCCGTTGAACACCGACTTCCATTACAGGGTGGTCGCGTATTCGGCTATGGGCACGACCATCGCACGCATGGTGGACGCGCGCATCGAATCCGGGTTCGGAGTGTTGAACTTCGGCACGGATGCGGGTCAGACGTTATTGCTCGGCTATAACAACACGGTGTCTCATAAGCGTTCCCATTCGACCAGCGAGTTTCATTTCGCGCGGGGCGACGGGGCGAATGCTCTGCCTTCCAGCTACGAATTGGACCAGTTGGATTCCACGGTGAGCGTCACCGGCGTATGGGAGTGGGACCAAGCGTTGTGGCTGCGGATACTCTCGTTGGCTGACGGATACCCTTACGCATGGTATCGGGAGCCTTCCGGCCTGCGTGTCTACGTGAAGGCGGAACAGTCCGTGAGCGTTGACATCGCGGACAAGAAGAACATCAGCTATTCCGCCGACCTGACCCAATTGACATGGGAGGAGCCCGTCCTATGAGTGATTGGAGCAAGCCTTTCAAGGTCGCCTACCGTGTGATGCGAGTCAACAGGAACACGGGTTTGGAGACCGGACGGTTGGATTGGGTGATATCCGGGGGCAGCATCGAACGCAACCAGGACACCAATATCTGCGAATCCGGTTCCCTGACCGTGGAGGGGGCGACCGACCTGGGCACCGACCGGCTACGGATATGGGCCGACTGCACGTGGCATGACGGTTCCACGGCAAGTGTGCCGTTGGGCACGTTCCTTCCCAACATCCCCAAGCGCAGCGTGAACGGCAAGGAATCTTCCAGCCAACTGGATTTGTACGGGCTGCTGCAAGAAGTCGATGACGACATGTTCGAGTCGCCGATAACGATAGGCAAGGGCAAGAAGGCCGTGACCGCCGCCGCCGACATCCTCAAGGGATGCGGGCTTCAGGTCGCGGCCTACAATCCCGGCAATTACACGCTGAAGGATAATTGGACGTTCGGTTTGAGGTCCGATAAGGACAAGGACAAGGGCAGCACCAAGCTTGACGCGGTGAACGATCTCTTGGATTTGGCCGGATACTCCAGTGCGAGAACCGACGAGTACGGGCGCGTCATATTGGAGAAGTATGTGGAGCCGGGCAAACGCCAGCCGAAATGGACGTTTCAGGAGGGTGCGAACGCCACGTTCCTCACCACCATGACCGACGAACGCGACCTGCGTGAGGTGGCGAACGTGGTGAAGGTCACCTACTACAACACGGACAAGGAATACGTTTCGACCGCGATTGACGATGACCCGGCTTCGGAGTTCAGCACTGTCAGCCGTGGCCGCAGGGTGGCTCACGCCTACGAGTATTCCAGCATCCCCGACGAGGTGACTACCGACGAGCAAGGCAGGAAACTCGCCTCGGACAAGGCGTTGGAACTGCTACGCACCGAACAATCCGTGATTCACAGGGTCACGTTCACGCACGTGTACGCTCCTTTGAATCTGACCGACGTGGTGGACTTGGAGTATCCGACCGGCTCGGTTTCCGGCAGGTTTGCGATACGCGCGCAGAATATCACTTTGGAGGCCGGTATTCCCATCGAATGCGAGGCCCGTACCTTCCAGCGTCCAAGCGAACCAACAACAGTGAAGGCATAAATGCAGTCGAACCTGATAAGGGCCGGCAATCGTCTGGCCGAAATCATGCCCTCCCAAGTGGGGGCGGAAGCCACCATCACGCGCATCGGCACCATCAACACGGTGTACGACACAGGAGGGTATTGGACCGCTGACGTGGATATGAGCGGCGGCACGCTCATGGGATTGCAGATGACCACGGATTGTGTGGGAGCCCGAGCCGGTGACAGGTGCGTGGTGGAAACCTACGCGAAAGTCGCCATCGTCACCGGCATCCTTGCGCGTCCGGGGTGCGGATGCTCCCCCTTGTTTGAGTGGTCGAGCACGTGGAGTGGTACCCCTGGGACTGAGCCTGAGAGTGGTTATCTTGAGAAGACTGCGACTGTTACTTGCGGGGGGCTTATCCTGTGCGAGGTTGCGGCCGCGATCAGCGGTACCGGCGAATACAGTATGGCGTTCGACTTCTTGGACGCGAACGGTGAGCGTAAAGCGTATTGGTGTTCCACGTCGCCGCAGAAGAACGGCGGCACGTTGAGGTGGGTTGCTTCCGGTTCTGTGCGGTTGCCTTACGGCTCGTACACGGTGAAGCTCACGACGTTTCATTGGGGCACGGTTTCCATTGTCGGCAATGATTCGTCTGGTAATAGTCTGCGTTGGCGTGACGCATCGTTAGGGGTTGAAGGTGTTTCGCGTTATGCGCGGTTGCGTATGGCGTGAAGTGGACGTGTCCCGCCTTGCCGTTTGTTGTAAGCATAATACGTAACGCCTGACGATAGTCAGTTGACTTAGCCTCACACCATATCGTGTGGGGCTTTCCCATATTCGAAAGGACACTGAATGTCCCCTTTTCATGACCTGTTTTCAAGCGCCGAGTTTTGGAGCGCGTTGATTCTCGCGCTCCTCGGCGGTGGCGGCATCGGCGGACTGGTCGGCGCGTGGTCGAACAGCAGGAAAACCGAGGCCGATATCGACGGCATCACCGCCGACGCGGCCGACAAGGCCGTGAAGATTCTCACGGAAAGCATCATCGACCCGTTGCGTGAGCAGGTCGCTTTTCAGGAGACCCAAATCCAGCATTTGGAGGAGGTGCAACGCAAGTATTTCAAGATCGTGGCCTATGTGCGTGGCCTGTTCCATTGGCTGCAATCGTTCTGCGAAGTGACGGAACCCGAGTTTTTGAAACGTCATCCCAAGCCATCGCTGCCGGACGAGCTTCGCCCGGACGTGGCCCCCGAAACAATCGAATCCAATAAGGAGGAACAGTAATGACCCAAATCCATATTTCCATTAGGAAGCCGAAGACGGGCGGCTTGGACCCTGTGACCGGTACGCTGCGGTTCCGCCCGGTGCGTCGTCACTTCGACGCGGCGAAGAACCTCATCATCGCGGCCTCGTTCGACGCGTACTTGTCCGAAAGCGGCGAGCTGACGGTTGACCTGCTGCCCACGACTAGCGCGTTTGTGTGGCAGGTCGTGGAGTTGGCGGACACGCCGCAGGCGTACACGCGTTACGTCGAAGTGCCGGACTCCCAGGCCAGGGTCGAGTACGCTGACCTTGTGGAGGTTGACGCCGCCACGTTCGTACCGAAGGACATGACAGGCTCCCAACTGCTGAAGGTTCGCAGGGCGTCCACCCAGTCGGAGGCGGAGACGCTTTCCGCGCAATACCCGGACGTGCTGGTGTTCTTCAACGAGACCGCCACGACCATGAAGGCCGCTATGGCCATGAGCACGTTGGAATCCATCACGGCCGAAGCTCAAACGAACGCCATGCTGGCGAAGAGCGCCATGCTGAGCGCCCGGTCCTCTGCGGATTCCGCGACCGCCACCCAGTCCGACCTGAGCAGTCTCGCGTCGAACGCCAGTATGGCGGCGGCTTCCGTCGCCAACGATTCGCAGACCGTGGCCGACACCGCCAACGCGGTTGCGGCGAAGGGCGAGACGGCCATCGCCGCCATCGATTCGACGGTGCGGGCGGTCAAGGACAAGGCCGAGAGCGCTTCCGCCGAACTGCCTTCCGCCGGCACCCCTGAAGGCACCACGGAGGGAACCGGCAAGGACTCCGCCGGGGAGACGCCGACCGGAACCGTGTCGGAGGAGCCCGCAGCCAAGGCCACTGTGAAGGGGGCCTGATCATGCCAGCCTTTTACGCCGGCAAACGTGTCGGCAAACCATTATTGAACGGCCACACGTACAACGCCCTATTCAACGGCAAACTCGTATGGCCCCTCGACAGGGACACGGTGGTCTCCATCGAGATCACGGATGATAAGGGCAAGCCGCTGACCAAGTCGCTGGCCGTGTCCGGCACTTTGAAACTGGGGGCGAAGGCCACGTATGCGGACGGTCATGTTGGCGACCTGCTGACCACCAAGAACGTGACGTTCACAAGCCGGGACACTTCCACCGCCACGGTTTCGGGCAACACGCTCACGTGGAGGCATGGCGGCACGATTCTCGTCACGGCCACCGTCAACGGTTTCACTTCCGCCGCCGCGTCCATCATCGCGGCCTACGCGCCCGAGTCCATCAAGGTCACGGACGATTCCGGCAAACCCATCGACAACATCACCCTGCGCGTCGGCGAGAGCAAGAACCTCAAGGTGACGATCCTGCCCGATGCGGCATCGCAGGAGTATACGGCATCCATCAAGGATGTGAGTCTCGCATCAGTCAGACAACAGTAAGGGGCAATATCATGCCAACGGCAGATTCTAGTGGTGGTTGCAACACCTGAGGTTTGAGCGGCCTTCCATGGTCACGTTGTCGGTTGTTGAGGTTATCACGCGGCGTCGAGCAGTTCGATGATCTTCTCGCTTGGTTTCATGAACCCGAGGGTTTTGCGTGGCCGGTCGTTGAGTTCCTCGGCGACCGCGTCGAGGTAGTCCTCCGGGTAGACGGATAGGTCGGTGCCTTTGGGGAAGTACTGGCGCAGGAGCCCGTTGGTGTTCTCGTTGGTGCCGCGCTGCCACGGGGAGTGCGGGTCGCAGAAGTAGACGGCCATGTCCAGCGAGGCGCCGATCCGTTTGTGCAGGGCGAGTTCCGCTCCCTGGTCCCAGGTCAGGCTGTTGCGCAGGAGTTTGGGCAGGTGCTGCATCTTGTCGATGATGGCCTGCTGGACGTGTTCGGCGTCGTGCCCGTCGGGCAGGTGCAGCAGGATCGTGAACCTGGTGGTGCGCTCGACGAGCGTGCCGATGGCGCTTTTGTTGCGGCTGCCGGTGATGAGATCGCCCTCCCAGTGGCCCGAGACCGCCCGGTCCTCGATCTCCGGGGGTCGCTCCGAGATCATGGCCATGGGTTCGCGGAAACGGGGTTTGCGGCCTTGGCCGCCTTGGGGTCTGCGGGCGGTTCGCCCCTGCCTCATGGCGCGTTTCAGCTCCTGCTTGAGTTCGCCCCTGGCCTGCAGGTAGATGGCCTGGTAGATCGTCTCGACGCTCGCGTGCATATCCCCATTATCCGGGAAGTCCAGCCTCAGCCGGTTGGCTATCTGCTCCGGGCTCCAATGCCTGCGCAACCCGGCGGCGATCTCGTCCCACAGTCGCGTGCCCTCGGCCGCCTTGCGCGGTTTGGGGCGTTTGAGCCGGTCCGCGGCCTTCTGCTGGGCGCGGTAAGGCTCGTAACCGCCGGACTCGGGATTCCTGTTGCGCTCGACCTCGCGGCTGACCGTGCCGGGGTCGCGGCCCAGCAGGCGGGCGATGGCGCGGATCGAATCGCCCAGACGCAGACGGTCCGCGATCTGGATGCGCTCCTCCTGGCTCAGGTAGCGCGGATGGAGGGTCTTGGGTTTGTCCATGGTGGAACGATACCAGTCCACCAGGGGTTTCTCGTTCCTTCCCGTGGCGCGCGTCCTGCCGTTGCGCCACGCCTTGCCGGTGCGTTTCGAGACGCCGACCGCGTGCGCGGCCTGGGTGAAGTTCATGCCTTCCTCGTCCAGCAGGCGCACGTACTCGGCGCGTCTCGCCTCGCACATCAGCTTCCTCGTCGGATATTCGACGCCGTTGAACGTCCAACGGTGTTCCCCGCCACGGTCTTCGTTTCGGTGGCTTCTGGTCACCTGACCCTCCTTGCGGTAGGTCAGGTGTTGCAACGATCACTAGAACCCGCCAACAACAACAGCGTTTAGGGGGGGGGGCTAGTGTCCGCGCCCTCAAGGAGGGCGACACCTCCATCACCATCACCGCAGGCAGCATCGTAAAGACCATCCCGGTCAGTGTATGGGGAAACAAATGGGTGCTGCCCACCCTGCCCGCCACGCGCAACGGAATCACGTTCACCGCGGCCGGCGACGGCATGGTACACGCGAAGGGCACAGCGACCGACTGGGCGACCATCCTCGTCACCCAGGACCTGCCGGCCGGCGAGTACACGCTCGAACACACGCTCGTCGACGGTGTCGGCCTGTTCTGCGAGCTCAAATCCACGGACGGCAGGATCGACCTGTTCTCGCATGGCACGGTCAAGGCGACGCTCCCGGCGGGCGACTACCAGATGCTCGTCAGTGTCTCGCCCGGCAAGACCGTGGACGCAACCATCACCCCAATTCTCAGGAAACTCAACTAAGGCCCCGATATTGGGGCCTTCACCATAAAAGGAGGCCCCAATATGGGCGCACTATCAATAACCGGTATCAAACCGGGGTCCACGAGTCTGAAACTGACCGCCGGCAAGATTACGAAAACCGTGCCGATTACCGTATTGTCGCGTAACCTGCTGTCCTACGGTCCCGCCGAGGGCAACGGGTTGACCGCCACCGTCAACACTGACGGGTCATTGCATGTCACCGGCACCGCCACCGGTCAATGGCGTGGCCTGTCGTGGACGTTCCCATGCCCGGTACAGGGCACCGTGAAACTCAGCGGCACTAGTATCGCCGGTTTGAGCTTCAACATCAAGTGCCTCGACGCCAAGGGGCAGCAACTGGGAGACCAAATGAACTTGGGTAACAGTGTCATGGCAATCCCTGCCGGCACCGTCAGCCTGTTCATCAACGTCATCTCCACCGAGGCCACGCCCACCGCGAAGGACGGCGACCTCCGAGTCCAGTTGGAATCCGGCGACACCGCGCACGAGTGGATGCGACCCGACAACACGAGCCTTATGGGGGGGGGTTATGAATTAGCGAACCTGTATCCGCGTGTCACAGGCCTGCCTACAACATTGGGCACCGACCCGGGTGTTATGGTCTCGGAACCATCGCCGGGCACGTACCGGTTCAAAGGCTCCACCACACAAAAGGTTGACTCGTGGGATAGCCTGACATGTTCCGTCCATGTGGACGCGGGCACGTACACGCTGGACGCCACGGACTGGCCGTATGGCAGCAGCTCATGGTTGATTGGCATCCAGTCCACTCTCACCCCCGATGACGGCAGCGGACAGACAATCGCGTTCGAACCTAAGGGCTATGGGCCGAAAACCTTGAAGACCGGCACTCTCCAATGCAACATTTTCGTCAACACCACGGGCGAGATCGATAAGACGTTCACTCCCCGCCTGTACAAGATCGACTGATTCTAGCCCCACACCATACCGTGTGGGGCTTTTCCATTGACGGCCCCGAGTGGGCCGTGACAATCCTGACCCACGACCGTGGGCCACAAACAACAATCCGTCCCGAGAAAGGGGAAAACATTGGTCAATAACAAGGACAAGCCGAAGCCATGGCATAAGCGCCTGTTCGCCAAGGTCACGGCACTGGCCGCCGCCATCTGCATGATGCTGCTTCCGGCGACCGCGCACGCGGACATGCAGGGCGTGGACATGTCCAACTGGCAGTGCGGCGCTGACGTGTACAACATGCAGGCCGATTTCATCGTGGTCGGCACCACATGGGGCACCGGGCAAGTCAACAACAACTGCCTCGTGTCCGGCGTCAACACCGACGCCAACCGCATGATCGCCCAGGCACAAGCATCCGGCAAGAAATTCGGTTTGTATCACTACGCGATGGGCGGCAACCCGGAGGCGGAAGCCCAGTTCTTCTACCGCAACACCAGCAACTATTGGCGTCACGGCATCGTGGCGCTCGACTGGGAGATGGACGATAATCCGGCGTGGGGTAACTGGGACTGGGTGCGCCGCTTCATGGCGGAGTGCGAACGGCTCTCGGGCGGCGTCAAGCCGCTGCTCTACACCGGCCCCGTGGCCGGCACCATCCCCGGCGACATCCGCGCCAACTACGGTTTGTGGATCGCGCAGTACGCGAACATGAGCCCGACCGGCTATCAGGCCAATCCGTGGATGATCGGCGCATACGGCGAGGCCATGCGACAGTACAGCGGTACCGGCGTGGTCAACACGTGGAGTCCCATCGACCTCAACATCTTCCGTGGCGAGGCATGGCAGTGGGATTTGTACGCCAACCCCACCGGCTCCACAGCCCCGGCCCCGGCAACGCCCGCGCCCGCACAGCCGAACACTCCCCCGGCCAACACCAACACGGGTGGCATCAGCCACGTCATGCAATGGGGAGAAACCATCTGGGGACTCGCCGTAGCCCACAACGCTTGGCCGTTGTCCGCATGGCACACGCCGAGCGGTGACATCAACCGCTACTACGTGGGCGATGTCGTAACCTACGGCGGCGGCTCCACAACCGCGCCGTCCCACGGAGTCTCCAAGGTCCTCCAATGGGGCGACACCGTATGGGAGTTCGCCACCTCCCACGGCTACAGCGTCAGCCAATGCACCGTACCCTCCGGCAACATCAACGTCTACTATCCCGGTGACGTGGTGACCTGCCGCTAAAACCAACCGATGCCGCCATTACTCCCGATGGCGGCATCACCACTATTTTTTTGATCGGAGCAAAACATGACCGACAACACGCCGGACACCCAACTCGAAGAAATCACGGAAACCGGCACGCCCAATATTCCCGACCATACGGCCACGCCGTACACTCCCGTATTCAATGACACGGTGCGCACCGTCATCTACGTGGTCACGCTCGTCGCCTCGGTCATCGGACTCGGGTTCATGAGCTTCGGCTCCCCCGAAATCGGCGGTTTCATCAGTACCGCCGCAGGCATCATCGCCGCAGGATTCGGAGTCGCATACAACCCGGTACGCATGGCCGGCAAGTAGTCGCAGCGAATAAATACCACCGCCCCTCCCCCAGCAGTAACGCTGGACGGAGGGGCGGTTTTCGCATATTTACGCTTTCATGGGCGGAAGATTGAAATACAATCGGGCGATTCGCTCAGCTTCGCGGTTCTCCCTCTCATTACCAAGCAACAGAAGCCAGATGGCATTCTTCCCCGCTAGAGGAATCGGAGCCTTTAGCTGCTTTATACAGCCCTGCTCTTGTAAAAACTTTGCACCACGGCTCAGTCGGTTTCGCGCTGTCCGCGTGCGGGCCATTGTTGTTTCTGCGGCAGTGTCTAAATCATGTTCCTTGGAGGCGATGACCATGCCCATACCCTCTATCATCTTGTCCCAACCCTCCCAATAACACCAGTAGGCACGGTCTTGATATACGACGGCGTCCACATCCTCTTTGTCGATTACCTTCGAGGCCATGTAGGTCATCATCGACAAAGCCAGTAGGTCTAGCGTCTGCTTGCCGTTTTCATCAGTCTTGGAGAATTTGCCTTGGCTTGCGAGAGCATATACGCGATCTACATTGCGGTAGCCCATCTGTTCCGTCATCTTTCCTCCACGCCCTCGACTAAACTTGGGAGTGGAACTCTTGCTAGGGTTTCGTTTTTCAACCCTGTGGAGTCTTCACCTCCATAGGGTTTTTTATTCACACTCACATGATAACAGATAGTCACACCATAATGGGAATAGTGAGTCACAGTCAACGCTGATTATTGCTCACACCGACATGTGAACATACATAAATAGATACAAAAAGGCTTACATGAATATTTATACAAAAACCGATTTTTGATTTTTCGAGCGAATCACCGTCGATTCCGCCACGCCGAAACCGTTCCGCAGCCCAACCCGAAGATTTGTTGGAGAATGTTGGAGAATGACATTCCTAGACGCCGGAAATCTTACCCGAGATACGATGAGACCCCTTGCAAACATTGGCGTTCGCAAGGGGTCTCAATGCCTAATCAGCGGGCGTTTCAGCACACCTTCCACATCCAGTAACGTATAATGAAATCAACGGCTCCCACGGAAAGAACGGCGGAATTCCAACGATTTGATACGATTGGTATACCATTGGAATACCATTCGCCACGGATTGTTTGTTGGAGAATGTTGGAGAATGAAGGATGCTGAATGCCTAGGATAAGGAAAACCGGAGCGGTCTACCCCATCCGCCACGAGCAGCGGAAAACACTCAAGGACGGCACGGTAAAGACATACGTGAACTGGCAGGCCAAGGTGGACGGCCGATGGGTGTCCGCCAAGACCTACAAGGAATGCGACAGGAAAATAGCCGAAGCCCTCAAGGAGAAAACCGAATGGGGCATGGGCGTAGACCGCGCCACCCGGCTCGGCGAGTACGCGGAACGATGGTTCGAGCTGAAACGACGCGACCTGAAACCCAAGTCCATCAACAACTACGCGAGCCTCATAAGCGTGCACCTGTGCAAGTACGCGAACGAGAAGCTGGGCGAAGTGACCGCCTCGGCGGTGCAGCGCATGATAGCCAACATGCGCAACCTCGACGGCACCCCATGCTCGTACAACCGGCAGCTTGGCTTCTACAACATCCTTAACCAGATATTCAAGGCGGCGGTGGCCGACCGGCTGATACCCACCAGTCCGGTCACCAGCGCGGCAAGGCCGAAACGCAGGGACACGGGATTGGCCGGGGACCGGCGCACCATCAACGGGCCCGTGGCCGTGTCGGCGGACAGGCGCAGCGGCACGCAGGACCGCAAGGCGTTCACCGTGGAGCAGATGCAGGACATGCTCGAAGCGTCCTCCGACGACCTGTTTCTGGGGGCACGCCAATGGTGGCGTCTGCTCACCGGCATGAGGCAGGGGGAGATACTGGGAGCCACGTTGGACGATCTCGACCTGTGGCGGGACAAGACGTTGGAAACCCCGGAAAGCGGCGAGATATGGATAGGCACCTACACGGTGAACTGGAAACTGGAAAGCCTCGACAAGGAGCATGGGTGTGGGGAGCCCGGCAGGGACGGAAGATACCCGTGCGGCTTCAAACGGCCTTCGAGCTGCCCCCGATACCGGTGGAGGGTGCCGGACGGATACGACATGATACACCTGTGCAAAGGGTACGCTTTGACGCCGCCGAAGTCCGCGAGAGGCAAGGTCGTGCCGATAATCCCCCAGTTGGGCACCGTCGTGCACCGGTATCTGGAAGCCACGGAGAACATCATCCCGAACCCGTACAACCTGATATTCAGGACGCGCGAGGGTATGCCGTTGGCCGCGTTGGATGACAGGGCCGGTTTCCGCGACCTCATGCGCAGGGCGGGCATACCCGACTACGAGAACCGGTACGGGCATGAATGCCGCAACTCCGTCGTATCGCTCCTGTTCCACATGAAGGTTGACCCCGGCATCATCCAACGCATCGTCGGCCATTCGAGCATAGCCATGAGCGAGCATTACCGCACTGTGCCCGTGGAGGATTTGATGCGAGGCATGGAGACGATAAGCGACGGGCTCGACCTGAAGCAGATCGAATGGAAGGCCTGACCATATCGGTGAGCCTAACAAAATGGTCCCGTCCTCCGATACAGGAGAACGGGACCATTCATGTTCCTAGCGGCTTGTTCATTGGGCAAGTTGCATGATTCTAGCGGATACACTCGGAATCGTTATGTTGCCGCCCATCGTGGACTCATAGGTTATCGTCCCATCAGTGGTGCCCCACAAATCAACTATGTCATCCTCCAGAAGTCGATTATCGTTGCCGGTGCGCATGTATGAGACGAATATGACCTTGTTGGAATCCCAGATTCCATAATCGCCCTGCTCCACGCTGACTCGATATTGAGTGTCAATATCACCTTCAATGACCTGTACGATTTTCCCATGGAAATGGACGCGCTTGCCCTTGTTCGCATCAGGGTTTCGAGCCAGATCATCGAAAGGTATATCCTGCGCGGACGCCTTGAACTGGTCATCTGATTCATCGGCCGTGACGGAGAAGGTCGCCTCGAACCCCTTGAACTCCACGGTGAACTCCTGCGTCTGACCCGCTTGAAGCTTACCGGGGTTCTTGACGGTGAAGCCCGATATTCCGTCCCTTGTGGAGCCATCGTCATACGTGGCCGTCACGTCTATGCCTTCGGTCGAATTATTTATCTCGGTGCCATCGGCCGTCGAACCCGAATACTCGGCTGTGATTCCAGTCAACGATTTAGGTTTCGGGGTTTCCTTGGTCTTGGAACTCTGGGAGGGGTCGGAGGTCGCAGGCGCGGTTGCGTCGTTCTTGGCTGCTTCGATACCGGACGCGGCCAAGCCGACAATCAATATGAAGACAATGATGCCAGCAATCGCGGCACCTGCGAGGCTGAGGACGAATTGCCATATCTTCATGGTGATTGTTTTTGCGGCGGGCTTCAATCCGTGCGGCTGCCCCGAGGGAAAGTACGGGTCAAGCGGATGTGGGGCCACATATTTCCCGGCCTGCGGTTGTTGCGACTGTGGCGCGTATGCACCGTATGTGGGAGTCGGTTGTGGCGTGGGCTTATCGGCGGACTGCCGCGACGATGGTTGACCGCCCGATTCGACCGGCTGCTGTAATACGGGTGGTTGTTCTGGTTCACTCATTTTTTGTCTCTTCTCTCCATTGGGGTTGGTGAGCTAATTGTATCCACGAACCGTGTTCCCTGATTGCAAGAAACACGGATAAGGTACATAATCATGCGGCCCGTGCGGCAAGATTGTCATGCAGCCATCGCCGGTAGTCCAACAGGACGCCGACGGTGATGCCCAGTTCCTGCGCCATCGCGTAGGGTTCTCCCCCGTACAGGTCTTCCGCGCGCATGTATTCGATGGGATTAATCAGAGAGAACGCGGTCTCCTTGCGGGTGAGGCGTTCTTCTTTCTCCCGGCTCAGTAATCCGAGCCCGTCATCGAAGTGTTTTGCGTGGATAAGCTCATGCTGCAACGTGCATACCAGCTGCTCCATGCTCATGGTGGGGTCTATGAACGCGGTACGCGATACTGGGTCGTATTCCCCGCACTGCGAACCATCGAATGTCTTATCCTCTATGAGGACTCCCACGTGACGTGCCTCAAGGGTGAGGTCAGTCCAAGTCTTCACCGCGACCAGACTCCGCTTGCTTGTTCTTATCCTTATAGGCCGCTCTCTCGATCTCGATTTTCTTGCCCATGACCTTTTCAAGCTGGGACGCCACCGAGGCTGTCTCGGATACCGGCTGGCGCAAGGTTTCCTTGGTGAGGCGAGCCAGTTCGATCATCAGCGAACGGCCAGTGGTGCCCGACAATGTGGCAAGAGCATCTACGTCGTTGGTGTCGATGGCCCTTTTGCCATTGACCCTTTCGCTGACATACGCTTCGGTGAAACCGAGGTATTCAGCAATCTGACGCTGCCTTACCTTGTGCGCCTTCATGTACTTTTTATACTCCGTCGCAAATGCCAAGGCGAACGCAGACATTTCGCGGAAATCATTTGGATTAGCCATACTTAAATCTTAGCGTATGCGATACGGCGTGTCTAGTCTTGACAGAAGCTTGGCATGTGCTATGTTAATAGACATGAGCAGCACACAGAAACTAACAGCAGCCGGTATTCGATACCGTCTCTTCATCGCACAGAAAAGCCTTCGATGGCTTGCGGCGAAACTCGGATGGGATGTAAGCAAACTCTCCCGCCGACTCGCCGGCCAACCGGCCTTCAAAGTCGATGAATTGGACATAATCTGCGAAGCGCTCGGAGTCAGTTTCGAGGAACTGCTCACCATCCCAGTGGACATGCATGAGAAGTTCTTCGGCACTGGGACGCCTGACTTGGAGGTAACAGCATGAAGATGCAGCTTGACCTCAACGGCCCTTCCCCTCCCCTGATCATTCACGGGCTGAAAACGCTGATTGAAGATGGAGACGTCGAAACATTGGAAATCACCGGGGACGGCCTATCCAATGCAACCGCGATTGGGAAACTCCTGAACATCGACCCGTCGATACTGGCTTCCAGCCAAGACGTGCCGCTGGTTATCGACCTGGACCACGGGAACGCGGCGTATGCCACCTTCGGCTGTGTACGGTTCCTTGATAACCAGCGACTGCTGGACTGGCTGGACATGATTCAAACCGGGGCGTTCAGGAACGTACCGGATATTGAACCGTCCACGGAAGTCCTGCCCCGTCTACGCCCGACAGAATCAAACCAGTGAACGAGTTCCGCAGGTTCGTCGCCCTGAACTTGACCAGAATGGCCTCACCGTCCGGAATCGTCTGATGTGGTCCACCTTCCACCACGAGGAACGGCTTAGACACCCCATCGAACGATTTGACGGCTTCCACGGTGAGCTGCTTTCCGCTCACGTTGACCAACCGCCATTCGCGACGACCGACCAGCACGGGCCTACTCCAATACTCCATATTCACCTCCTCTCCGAAAGAGAACACCATGAACACATCAAATCGTAGCCCAGCAGCCAACGAGGCGAAGAATGAAGCCCCTGAGATTTACAGCGGAAAGGTAGGAGTGGAGATCGTACCGGATATGCGCAAGCTCAGGAGCTTCGCCAAGGACTTCATCGCCCTCGTGGACAGTTACTGGCCGGAGAACCCCGGTGGAGTAGACGAACGCGAGCAAACCTCGCAAGCATCATGGAAGACGCCTTGCCGCAACGTTCGTCTGATGATGGACCGATACGAATCGAAGAATCATGTACAAGACTAAGTCCAAGACCAATGAGCATGGGGAACATGTCTATGACTCCCCTGCTATCGGCAAGGTGATGTACGACCCGTTGGAGGCGGATGTCACGAAGACCTTTGAGGCCCACATTTTCAAAGGTGAGGCGCATCCGGGATACGTAAAGGTGACGGCACCGCTTTCCGTATGCGAAAAACTGACCCCGGAACAGGCCCGCGAGATAGCGAAAGCACTCAATGATCTGGCGGATAAGGCCGAATCCTTTCCGAAGGAACTTAACCCGATAGGCAGGTGGCGATATGAGTGACGGCAACTATTCGTATGTCTCGGATTCGTCGGAGCGTGTTGCCAACGAGCTGAACATTCTCAACACGTGGATGGCTCAGATCGTGGAAACCGGGCTTCCCCAAATCTCCGCGCAGTTGGCGGAAATCTGGGGAGAACAAGCCAAGCGTCGTGAGTCAGACTCCGAGTTTGTCCAGACGGTCGGAAAGCTCGCGCTGGTTGGCGGTGATAACGTCAATGGCCTTGGCTGTGGAGTCCATCGACGTTTTGATGTGTCTCAGCCAGGTCTCGGCGTTGTTGGAGGCGTTCAGGAAGCTCATGTCTCCCCTGATCTCCCGAGCCGCTTTTTGAAGCGCGTCGATGTCGGTCATTTTTCATTCTTCCTTTCGGGTTTGGCATGTGGTTTGGCGATTACAAGCCTAATCCGAAAGGGCCTTTAAACGATATTCACAAGAAAGAGAAAACAATGGTCAGCCAAAATCGTAACCTTTCCCAGAAGCTCGTGGTCGAGGAACGTCACACCCGTGAATACTTCACCGGCAACGTCACTGCCGAAGGTCTTATCAACGCGGAAATCGACACCGATTACGGTGCCCGCCCCCTCACTCCAAGTCAGGCGCGTTTCGCCGCCAAGGCCCTTGAGGACCTGGCCGACTGCGCCGACGAGAAGAACGAGGAATAACAAGTCTTGCCGCAGTGGGTCGTTTTTTATCCACCTATCGACTACAGGCAAATAAATACCATACTGCGATCTGCTGCGGCAACCATCGGCCGGAACCCTTCGGGGTGTCTGGACACGCACCATCACCACCGGAAAAACCAGAGGACTCGTCATCTCCATCTCTCACGGTTGGTCAACATTGCAGCACGGTGGCGGCAATGGGCGTTCTCGGTCCGAATCCGAGTCCGGCCACGCGGAAAGGACATGTCATGAACAGGAAAACCTATGGGGCGCATTGCTCCGGCTGGCAGCATTCACCTGATGAACGCCGACGCCGGCATGAGAACACGAAGACAATCACTTGTCTGACGTTGGCGGCGACAGGGTTCCTGATTCTCTCACTGCAACCCTATGCGGGCCCGTGGAGCATTCTCGCAGGCTTCATGTGCTGTTCGCCCGTCATGCTCTCGTTCGCATTGTCGAAAGGAACACAAAAATGATCTGGTTCATACTCGCCGTAATACTCCTGCTCATCGGAGTCGGCATGATAGCCGTCGCACTCGCCAACGGTGGCGACGGAGCCGGTTTCGGCTTCATTCCCATCATCGTCGCCGCACTGTTGATGATTCCGGCATGCCTATACTCGCTGGACGTAGGCGAGGTGGCCGTCATCCGCAACATGGGCGGCTCCGTCGCCGGTCATGCGGAGAACGCGGGCTTCCATGCGAAGACGCCGTGGCAGTCGGTCATCAAATACGATACGCGCAACAACCTCATCAACTTCTTCAAGGACACCGACTACAAGTACGACGGCGGCAGCGCGGAAGGCAAGGAGATCACGGTCAACGACCGTAGCGGTGCCAGCGCGAACATCGACATTCAGGTCAACTATTCGCTCGAACCGTCCGCCGCCGAAATGCTCTACTCGGAATACGGCAAGCAGACCACGTTCACGCAGAACTACATCGGCAACGACCTGCGCAGCGTGGCCCGTGAAACCTCCGGCAAGTTCGACACGATCACGATGCTCACCGACCGTGGCAAGTACACGAAGGCCGTGCAGGACGCGCTCACCTCGAAATGGAAGAGCATCGGCCTGACCGTCGAACAGGTGTCCGTGCAAGACATCCGCTACCCGAAGTCCATTACCGACAGCTACGCGCAAGCCCAAGCCGCCGAGGTCGCCAAGCAGAAGGCGAAGAACGAGCAGGAGACCGCGAAGGTCGAGGCCGAGACGAAGCGCATCAAGGCGCAGGGCGAGGCCGACGCGAACAAGGTGCTGAACGATTCCCTGACCGACAACGTGCTCCGGCAGCATTACATCGACGCTTTGAAGAACGCCGACCAGCTGATCGTCACACCCGAGGGCTCCAACACCCTCATCCAACCCAAATGATTCTTCCGGGCGGGGTTCTTTATTCCTTTACTTCCTCGTCCGGTGGCAGCCAAGCGCATGGTGCCGCACCTACGAAGCCTTCCAATGGTCATGGACTTCTCCAAGGTGCACCGGGTTCGACTCCCGGCTTGGCGCTCAGAAAATTTAACCCCTTCGCGTCCTGCGTCGAAACCAGCAAAACAAGGGTTTCGGACGTGTCAGCACCGGCGTAGAAGGACAACCAAATAATCAAGCCCAGTGGAGGGAAACAATCATGGAACTCACCCCATTCGACCGTATGAGACTACTCAACGAGGCGCGTGGACTATTGCCGCAGGACGAGCTTGAACGTCGGGCGCGCGTGATTCTCGACGATCCAGCCGCTCCTTCTGAGACGTCGAAGAAACCTGACTCGCCTCGTCTCATCATCAGCGACTTCCTGCGCTCGAAAGGATTCGAGCCGATGAAGAAAAACGCCCTGCATTTCGGCTCCCGTCTTGCCGAGAACTACAAGATGAAGTTCGGCGCCTACCCGCCGAAGCACGGGAAGACCTACATCTACTACGAGATCGACCGGCCTCTCATGGAGGAGACGTGGGCTCAGATTCAGACGGAGGACGCCGACTGATGGCATCTGATTTCAACTCCATCGCCAAAGCAATCCGTTATCTCGGTGATTGCGTCCGTTATCTCGCGGACAAATATGTGGCCGTGAACGATCGCGTGTACTCGGATTGGAACGAGGCCTCGAAGGTCGTGGGAGACGTTGGCCGTGACCATGTGGCCGATTATGCGGAGGCCTCTCACAAGCAGGGCAAGTCGCGTACTTGGCGTCACAGTCACCTGATGGAACGCGAGGAACAATTGTCCATGCAGTCAAGGGGTTCTCATGTTGACCCCGAATGATGTCCGGCATAGAAAGTTCCGCACGTATCGTTCCCTGCTTTACGGAGAGGTCTACGACGCGGAGGACGTTGACGATTTTCTCGACTCGGTGGCCGACACCATCAAGGTTTTAGGCAAGGAAGTACTCAAAGCAAGAAAGGAGTGGCAATGACCGTCGAGCAGATGGCCGATGACGATTACTTCGCGTTTGACGCGGTGGACCAGACCGCGTTGAAGAAGTATCTGGTCAGCCCGTTGGCGTATTCGCAGTATCTGACCGGCGAGCATTCGTCCTCCCCCCAGTTCGAGTTCGGGAAGGCGGCTCACAGTCTCATATTGGGCAGTGGCCCCGAGGTGCTGGTGAAACCGAACCTACGCACCAAGGAAGGCAAAGCCAGGTATGCGGAGACATTGAAACTGCATGAGGGCGAGGATATCGTATGGCTTTCCCCCGATGATGTGGAGAAGGTCGAGGCCATGCGGGACATGGTTGGAGATTTCTTCACGAAGCTGGATGGTCAGCCGGAGGTGGCGATGATCGCCGCCGACCCTGATACCGGATTGTTGATTAAGGGCAAGGCGGACTGGTTGCCGTCCACTCCCGACCCGGATGGTGTGCTGCGTATCCGTGATTACAAGACCACGGTGAAGTCGCCGGACGAGTTCGAGCGTTCCTGCTGGCAGTACGGGTATCACATTCAGGCCGCGTTCTACATGCGTCTCTACCGGTTGACGATGCCCGAATATAAGGGGCCGTTGGGTTTCGAGTTCGTCGTGCAGGAGAAGAACCCGCCGTTCGACTGGATGCGCTACGAGATTCAGGAGGATTCGCCCATCATCACCGAGCTGGCGGAACCGAAGATAAACCACGCCTTGCAGGGCATCAGATGGTTCCGTGACAACACGGAGGACCCGTTGGAGGCCATGAGGGCCTACGGGTTGCCTAAATACCCGAAGGATGTCGTGTTCCCCGACTGGAAGCTGTTGGAGGAAGAGGAGGAGATTGAATCATGGCGGTAATTAAGAAGGACGCTCAGGGCGGTCGTGGCACGTATGCGACCCTGGCTCAGGTCGTGAACTATGTGGACGAGCAGGGGTTCGACCTGCAATGGCCGACCCAGTTGGTTGACGGACGCCTGTATGTGGATACGGCCGTCAGGAAGAAGGGCACGGACAAGTGGATTGCCAGTAATTGTCTTATCCCGGTCGAGGTGGGTGATTCGCGTGGCATGAGCGTCATGCAGGCCCTCGGTTCCGCATTGACGTATGCGCGACGCTACAGCACTTGCGGCGCGTTCGGACTGGCGACCACGGATGATGACGGTGAGACGAGCGGCTACAAAAAGCGTTCTGTCAAGGGTATGACCGACGAGCAGAAAACACAGATCGACCGGATTCTTGAAGACTGCAAGATTCCGGTGGGTCAGGAGAACGGTTTCATCGGCAACGTCCTGCAAACGCGGGTCGCTTATGGCACGTTGACCGAATATCAGGCGCAACGGTTCATCGACGCTTATCGACAGCATAACGACAAGGTTAAGGAGGCTCCCAGTGAGCAGTGAGATTGGTTTGAACGACGTGAAGCCGGGCATGTGGGTTGAGTTTGATGATGCGGACGGGCATTATGCGGGCGAACTGCATGAGATGAAGAACCCGGAAAGCATGGTGGACGTTCTCATCATGAGTATGGGCCATAAGCCGCCACTGTACATCGAGACCGAGGATGAAGGCAATCTCGTGGTTTTCTTGGATTTTGGCGATGGGTACAGTACCGGTTTCGCTCGGAACGTGCATGTGTACGAGTCGAAGCCCGAGACGGAATCCGTCAAGCAGGCTGAAGATGATGACAAGAAACCGTTCTGGAAAGGCAAGACCTGCAAGGAGATGGCCGGACTACATATCAAGGTCACGTTCAAGAACGGGGACGTAGCAACCGGCGTAACTGACAAAAACGGCGATATTAAGAGCGCTTACGTTCTCACCCTAGGAATGGGCGATGATCTGTTCGTCCCGAAAGCCGACATCGAGTCTATCGAACTGGTGGATGATGCTTTCCGTGAGCGTATCACCGATATCACGAAGGTTCGCCCCGGCGACAAAGTGGTGGTGAAGAACGGCAACGAGTACACGGTGAAGAAGACGGATTCTGACCGTATGGGCGGACAGACCCTGCGCCTGAGTATCGGGGAGCTCGGCTTTCCGGACGGGCGGTGGATGGATGACTCCTTTTTCCAATATGCGTACCGCGGACCGTACACGATGGATGACCTTCCGAAGGAGCCGGGCTTCTACAAGGCTCGCACCGAATCGGTGTGGAAGCATGACGGCAAACGTTGGATGCCGGTGCTCTCCCATGATGGCACCATCGCCCCCGCCTTCCCATGCCAGTCCCAATCCCGCAGCCAGTTCTTCAAGACCAGTGTCCGGGATGATCGTTTCCCGTTCACGAAGGTGGAGGCGAGCTTCGAGTGACTTTCACCCCGAGGCCGGGCTGCAAGTGCGCCAGATGCCTGTGGGCTCACGGGGACAAGATCACGCTCCCCCAATGCCCCACATGCGGTGCCGTTGATTGCGCCGGAGCCCAATCACACATGCTGGTCTGCAACAGGCGGGCCATGGAGAAACACAAGACGAACAATTACAGGAGGAATGCGTAATGGCCGGAGAACCAAGCATCGAGTTTACCGGATATGCGGGAGAGATCAAGGATTTTCAGGATTCCAGTATTCTCAACGTCAGCGTCCATCCGGGTTACACGGATAAGAACACGAACCAGTGGGTTGACAAGGAGCCTCAGTTCTATGGTGTGCGTCCCTTGTCGAATCAGGCGAAGGATGCTTTGAATCAGGTTCGCCAGTTGAAGTCCCAGCCGAACATGAGCGTGAAGGTTCTTGTGAACGGCAGCTTGTCCAAAAGAGTGTCGGAAAAGGATGGGAAACGGTATGAGAATTGGGATGTCGCGGCCCGCACCATTGCGGTGTTGAGCGCGAAACCCAAGGCCCAGCAGTCTGGTTTCCAACAGTCGCAGCAGCAGTATCAGCAAGGATTCCAGCAGCCGCAACAGGGATTCCAGCAACCGCAACAGCAGTATCAGCAGCCTACGGACCCGTGGAGCCAACCCCAGGACGAATACGGAAATGGGCAGATCTAACCCGTCCCAACACGTCAAGGATTTGGTGGACGCACGCGACCAATACCGGTGCGTCCGCTGCGGCAAACCATTCCATTGGAGCGGTTTCAGCCGGCATCATCGCAGACTCCGGTCACACAAGTGGCCGGGACTGCATGAGGCGTCGAACCTCATCTTGGCGTGTGGGAGTGGCGATACGGGATGTCATGGGTGGATTCACGCCCATCCGCGTGAGGCCATGAGCTTGGGGTACATCGTGAGCGGTTTCAACGATCACCCCGAACTGGTGCCGATTCTCACCGCCCAACATGGTTGGGTGCTTCTGGACGATAAGGGAGGTTGGACGCGATGCGAACCGCCGAAGCAGTAAGCCTGTTGTTCATCCTGTTCTGCCGTGACCCGCAGTTTCGGCGGGCGTTGTACAAGCTCGACCCTGTGTTGTTCCGCAGGTTCACTAATGGGGAGGTGTGGCTGTGAACGTTGATGACATGACCGATGAGGAGTTCATCGACTATTGCCGGAACGGCGGCGAACTGTCCGGCCTGATAACTGAACGTCATCCGAAATGCGATTGGTGCGGTGGCATGTGCCGGGTCGGCAAGGATGGCATGTGCCGGAACTGTCGTGTCAGGGAACGGCGTCGAACCGACCCCGAGTATGCGCAGCATCTGCGTGATCTGGCGAATCGGCGGAACGCTCGTAATCGTGAGAAACGCAATGAGTATGCACGCCGGTACCGGTCGGAGCATTTGGCTCAGGCTCGGGCTTCGGCTCGTAAGTATGCCGCCGCCCATCAGCGTGAGATGGCTGAATACCATCGCCGTTGGAGGTCGGAGCATCCCGAGAAATACGCCCAGTATGAGGCGAAGCGGAAACGTAAACGACAACTAGCCAAGGAGGCTGTCAATGAGTGAGAAACCATTCTGGGCAGGTAAGACCCTTATGGAGATTCAGAATCTCGATAAGCGAGTCAAGGTGACAATGGAGAACGGAGACGTATTCATAGGGAAGCTCGTGCGGCGTTCCAGAGACACGGACGGTATATGTAGCCTTTCGATGCAACTCGACGCGCATCGAACATATTTACACGTGTTCTCGGCTGAATCATCTGATACGCAGCCCATCATTCCCAGTTACGTCGATACCGTCGAATTGTTGGATGACCCCGACTACGAGCGTATCGAGGAGGCTGATGACCTCCAAGAGAAAGATATTGCCGTTATGCTCGACGGCAACCGCTACAAGGTCACAGATGTGGAAAAAGGCCGTAACCGATTCTGGGGTCGGGTATACGGCGCTGTCGGGCCGGAATGTATCGCCCTTGGCTTCAACGCCTTCACCTACGGACTCCGTCCGAAGCCCCGGCTTCCTGACAAGCCTGGACTGTGGTTGGACAAGGACGATAACACATGGGTGATGGGCGAGAATGCCTTTCCACTCACGTGTATTGATGCCGGTAATTGGAGTATCACGCGCCCGCAGTTCTCAACGGATAGCGTTCAGGTTCTAAATGCTGCACCGTTCCGATTGGCTAAGGCGGTGGAAGCATGAGCAATCGTATTGTGAAATTGCCCTCGGTCGAATCTTTCGGCCGTCTCACGCCCGACAAGTGGCTGGCCTTGAAGAATCTGGAAGAGAGCGCCGAACTGGTCGAAGCCTGCAAACAATACCTGAAAGCCAGCGACCCGACAGACCCGAGCGGCATTGGCCGGGAGTTCGATGATCATGCGAACTGCCTCGCCTGCTTCGGGGTGAACGTGGGCGGCGAGCTCGGCGATGACCGGGACAAGGCGAAAGCCGGATGGATAGGTTACGTGCGCGACCAGCGCCGCCAAGCCATGCTCGGCGAGCTCGCCGACGTGTTGCAGACGGTCGGCAACCTGATCACCGCGTTCGACATCACCGACGAGGAACTTGCTCAGTCTATGGATGATTGCCTTGTTCGCAATCAGGAACGAGGTCGACTGTGAGCATCATCAGCAGTGAGGCGAAGTGGGCTGTCCTCCAACGAGTTGTCCGTCTATCCCCCGAGGAAATACGTGGCACGACCAAGGGCAAGGAATACGAGGCCGGTTTTATCGCCGGAGCCACGCGCCGGCCCACGAACGAGGAAATCGTAGCCGGGGCGAAAGCGTTCTACGAGGCGTTGAAGCCCGACTCTTACCCTCAATGGGATTCTGACTGCGCGTTGAGGGCCGAATACTACGACGCCATGCGACTCGCAGTCAAGGCAATACAAGGAAAGGCAACGGAAGAATGAATCTTTTAGGTGAAACCAAGAGTGCGATATCACGAAGCGGGCATTCGACCGATGACGTTCGATTCGTCGGCTCCCGCGACGAGAAGCTGGGAATTCCGTGGAGTCAGGCCGAACCGGTGCTTGACATCGATTACGACGACGACTACGACTCTCAGGAGATAGCCGCCGATCTGGTCGTGGTGTTCACGGATGGCGGGTTCCTGCGCCGCGAGGAATACGACGGCAGCGAATGGTGGGAGTACGAGCCACCGTTCAGAGTCCCGGAGACGCAGAAGCCGTTCAAACTCGTGAAGGCGCTCAGCTATTACACACAGTTGCTTGTGGACATCAATTACCCGATGAAGGCAACGGAGGAATGAGCGACATGAGGAGCTTCATCAAGGTTAGCCATGAACGTTTCACTTTGATTCTGCGCAAGGGGATGCTCCCGTTCCACTGGATTGCGGAATCCCGCGTCTACCCGGACAAAGGTTATGTCACGGCGGTGCGGGAGCGCACCAACTACGGCGCTGTATGGGCATTGAGCAGTAGTGGCGCTCTCGATCAGGTCATGCCCTCGATCTGGGAGGACATCAAATGGTTGGACGAAAGGATGGACTGATGCGTTTTCACAAAATTAGCCCGTGTCCCAAATGCGGGGGCAAGGTCAAGGCGAAATGGGAGGAGCAGCATTATCTGTCCGCTTTGGTCTTCCGGTGCGGCGGATGCAGGTATAAGCCGTATGCTCTCGCGTTGAAGTCGAAGCCCGCAGTGGAGTGGGAGTGGCCGAAAGACATGATGCTCGCCGCCGCCATCCGTCGTTGGAATGCGATGTGCAACGGGGACAAGCGTTATCGGTTGATCTACGAGAGTCTGGGAGGCGGACAATGAGCGGACACGACGAAACAATTCATCCAGACTATATTCCCGAGGATTTCGGAGAACTGCTACGTATGGCCGTTGATTACGTCTACGAGCAGGGCGAGCACTATAGCGAGGATGCTTTACTGACGGCGTTCAGGCCCGTCATAGACGAACACGACCGGCAGATAGCCGAAAAGGCATGGGCCGAGGGACAGGCAAGCGGCTACTTTGCCGGGACCCACAACCGTGAACCAATCAGCAACCCTTATCGGAAGGAAAACTCATGAGAGACAAGTGGATCATCGAGGTCACCATCGGCTTGATTTTTGTCTTCGGCGGCGCGTTGCTGACATTGCTGATTGTCGGCGTGCTGGGCATGAGCCTGCACGCGGGAACGCAGTCCGAACCTCAGCAGGATATGGTGCAGCGGGTGGAGCGCACGGGAGACGTGAAATACCTGTGCGTCGAGGCCAAGACCAACGGGCACATCGACGCCATGAGCTGCCAGCTTATCGACCCAATGAGTGGAGGCATCAAATGAGCTGGCTTGATGACTTCTACAGGATTATCCGCAAAACCGATATGAAACCGGTCAAGGACGGGCGCGTATGCCCTCACTGCGATGGCAGAGTCATTCTCGCGCACGGGCATACGCGCGTCACAAATCAGGACACCTACCTGTATCGGTGCGTAAACGGCCATAATCTCACCCGCTGGCATTACACGATACGAGGCGCATGGAAGGAGCTGAACCAATGAGCAAGCAGAAAAGCAGGGCATTGCAGATGCTGTACAAGAACGCGCATGAGGACGCTGAGCTTATCCGGCAGACTACTGGATTGCCGTTGGAAACCATCGAATTGTTGCGCAGGGACGTGCTTCGTATGACCGACAACAATCCGGAGTTCTGATGATGAAACCATCGTATCTACCCGTCCAGTACGAGCATTGCCCGTATTGCGGAGGAATCATCAACGTCTTCGGGGGCTGCATGGATTGCCAGTTCCATGATGACCCGACTGAATGGTGGAGGGACGAATGAGCCGACAGAAAGCCAAAGGCACACTGCTTGAATCCAAGGTGGTCAACTATTTGCGCGCCCGATTGGGTGACAGCGAGCAGACGATACACCGTGAAGTGTTGCATGGGACGAAAGACCAGGGCGATATCACCGGTCTGCGTATCCACGGCCAGCCGGTCGTATTGGAGTGCAAAAACTACAGCACCTACGCTGGGAGACTCAAGGAGTGGATGCAGGAGGGCCGTACCGAGGCGGGTAACGCGGACGCACCTTACTGGTTCGTCGTGTTCAAACAGAAGGGTCTCGGCTTGAACACGTTGTCAAGCATGGACAACCAGCCCGTGCTCACCGACTTAAAGACCCTCGCATTGATAGCAGGACATGGAATCATCGAAGGAGACGAAGAATGAGCTACGACCTGTTCATAGTGGACAAGGACTTGCCGGAACCGGAATGGTTTGACGTATGCGAACGGGACGGCGAGCATGGGCGGGGGACCGGCGCTCATGGCCGTTATTTCAACTACACGTATAATCTATCCGCGTTTTTCACCGATTACAAGGTCAATCCTATACATGACCTGGACGGGTTGACGGCCGGGGAGGCCGCAGCCCGTATCGACAAGGCGTTGAAAGACATCTACTTGGAACCATTGTATGTTTTGCGCGGCAAATACAATCCGCCGAACTATTGGGGCAGCGTGGACAGCGCCATCGCATGGTTGGAACGGATATACGACTATTGCCGTGAACACCCGGACTATATCGTGAGGGAACGCTCCTAAGGGGAAATGATGGAAGATAGGAAACTCGTTGATTTCGCCCGTTGGCTGAACGATCATCCGGGCGAATGGAATCTTTGGCCGTATCTCATTCCCATACAGGCCGACCGCAGGGATACCGTCGCATCGATGAGGCTTGTCATGGAACGCATCAAAAACCATCAGTACGACGAGTTCCGCGTGGACACCGTATTGCTCGAATACGAACTATTCAACGGTTTCATGGGCTTCGATAAGGGCAGCGTGCATGAAAACGGTCTCGCGTTGAAGATGAGGCTCAAAGCATGACCGCGCGGGGGGACGACCGGAAACTCATGCACTGGATAGCCTCACACGGATACACGGTGGTCAGGGCCACGACCGGCCACTGGAAAGTCTACGACAACGGCGTGCTGCTCACGGCGACGAGCGGCACGCCATCGGACTGGCGAAGCCGCCACAACTTCATCAAGACGTTAAGGAGACGATCATGTCAGACCCCGTGAACCCGGAACGGCTGCTGGAGGAGGCGGAATGAGCATCGTCGGCTTGGCGCATTTCATCGAACTGGCCGTGTTCTTCATCATCGGGATACAGGCGTTCCGCTACCTATTCAGGAAATGGAATATATCCCTATCCGATGAAGGCGGCGACGCGATGACGATCGTTGCCTTCAGCTTTGGATTGATAGCGGCTTCCGCAACGTATGGCGTCTGCTGGACGTTCATGCAAATGGTGTTCCCCGATTACACGTACTGGCTGATAGGAGCATGACAATGGTACGCAAAGGATACGTTCAACTGGTCAACAGCTTCTACATGAACCGTAAGGTACGCAAGCTCAGGCACACATGCCCGAGCGCAATAGGCGCGTTCACGATGATGCTTACTTTCTGCGGAGACAATCTTTCAGACGGACATATCAGCGAAGACGATGCGTTTTACGTGTTGGATATCACCGATTCAGAAATCGATGCGCTTTGCGAAGTCGGCATGATCGAGCCGGACGGGAACAACGGGTACTACATTCACGACTATCTCGCACACAATCGAAGCCGCGAACAGGTGCAGAAGAAGCGCGAAAGCAATGCTGAAAATTACCGAAAAGATAAAAACGAGGCGAAAACCTCCGATTCAGATGACTTTCAGACGGCTGAATCACGTCTGAATCGGGACAAACACCAGAACACCAGAACACCAGAACACCAGAATGAATTATCTAAAGATAATTCAACTCCCCCTACCCCCTCAAAGCCTGACTTCGCTGGACTGCTCGACGGACTTGAGCGTATTTACCCGACGAACAGGTTCGACGGGAAGACCTCTCAGGCTCGAATGCAGTTGGAGGTCGAATGGCCCAAGATCGTGAGAGCTGCCGGCGAGGCTGACCCGTGCGAGTTTCTTGAAGCCAAAACCCGAGCGTATGTCGGGGCCACCGAGGAACGGTTCGTGAAGACGTTCAGCCGGTTCATCGGCGGGGAACTGTACGCACGCAACTGGGAGAACCCCAAACCGGAGACCCCAAGGGCCCGGCAAGTCCAGCCGGTCAAGTCCCGCAGCCAGCAGAATCTCGAAGCGAACATGGCGAAAACTTGGCAGTACATGACCGAGGAGGAGCGGGCCCGATACTCGCAGGGAGGTCTCAATGCTCAGCAAGGGTGAGGCGGCGGCGTTGTTGTCGCTGATTAACGCGCATCACGGCAACGCGCAGTGGGATGATGTTCAGCTTGACGCGTTCCATTCGGAACTGCGTTCGGACATCACGGCGGTAGAGGCGCGTGAGGCCGTTCGACGCTTCTACGTGGACAACAGCACGGGTCGCTGGTGCGGTTCCGGCGACATCAACGGCATCGTCCGCAAACTGCGCAACGGTGCGAAACCGTCCGAAGCGCAGATAGGCCGGGAGTGCGAACGTCTGGGACTGGTGGAAGATCAGGCGTGGTTGTATCGCCGGCAGCGCATGATGGGCCGTTCCCCGGACGAGTCTCGACAGGTGGCGTTGGCCGCGCGTGACCCGCTGCGCTTGCCGCCCGCGAAACCCAAGCGCAGGCGTGAGGGCGGTGGTTTCAATCCGGGTTTGGGCGTGACATTGGGCGAGGTTCTGGCGACACGCCGTCCGGCTGAATCATGACCGGTTTGATGGCATAATTGGGAGTTACTGACACGTCCGAGACCTTCAAAAAAACCGAAGGTCAAGGTCACTATTGTCTTTTTCCACTGAAACTACGAGGCTCTGCCGCTACCACGGTTGCTGGCGGGATATCGTCACCGACGCGCCGTCGCCGCTTATCGGACATGGCGTCGAACCGAATCTGAATCTCCTGTGCGACAAGCACGCCAGCCAGTTGACCGGCGACCTGCGATGGTTGGAACGCAGTCTGCCTGACCTGTGCGAGTATCGCATCAACCGCGCTTACGGGCACAAGAACGGTGGCGGCGGTCAATCCGGCACTGCGCCCGCACCGTTGCGAGAGGCCCTGCATGATCTGCTGTACGCGGACGATGACCACGGTTATCCGGGGTTGCAGGGCACGTTGTACGAGTGGGTGCGCAGTCTGAAAATCAATCTGCCCGAGTCCACGCCGCTATCGGACATGGTTTACCGTATCGCCGATCATCCGAAACTCGTGGAGCATTCCAGCACGCCCGTGTATGCGGAACTGGTTCACAGTCTGACACGCAAGCTGCGTCGTTTCCTCACGGACGATGACGGGGAAACCGTATTGTACGGGCCATGCCCGGCCGACAAGTGCTTGGGCCAGCTCTCCTGCTATGCGGACGCGGAGACGGCGAAATGCCCGAAATGCGGTTTCAGTATGCCGGTAGCCCTCATCAGGGCGGAACGGGTGAAACGTCTCCTCCAATCGGAGGCGGTGAGAACCCGCGGCGAACTGTTGGACATCATCAAGGCGTGCGGGATGCGCGTGAACCGCAGCACTTTGCGCAGTTGGATACATCGAGGCCAGTTGCCTCAGCAGGGCGAGGATGCGTACAGCAATCCGCTCTACAGGTTCAGTGACTTCTACCGTCTCGCGTCCGGCTTGTCGGAGGATGCGGACGTGTGGGAGATCATGCAGGTTTCGCAAAACCAGTCCAAGGAAGGAGACACCAAGTGAGCAACCAGATTCAACCATTCGACTTCAACAGCATTCAGGTGCGTGTCCTAACCGATGAACACGGCAACCCGTGGTTCCTTGGAGCGGACGTATGCGCCATTCTCGGTACGGCCACCAACCATATTCGGGAATACCTCGATGCCGATGAAATCACCAATATCCGTAGTACGGATATTGCCCAGAACGGCGGCAAGGCACCCGTTTTCGTGTCCGAGTCCGGCTTGTACTCCCTCGTGTTACGCAGCCGCAAGCCCGAAGCCCGCGAGTTCAAACGCTGGGTCACGCATGAGGTGCTGCCATCGATTCGCAGGCATGGTGCGTACATGACCGAATCGACTTTGGAAAAGGCAGTCACCGAACCCGACTTCCTTATCCGACTTGCCACACAAATCAAACAGGAGCGGGCGGAAAAGGAGAAGGCCCAAGCACAGGTCGAATGGATGCGTCCCAAAGCGTTGTTCGCTGACGCTGTGGAAACCTCGAAGACCAGCATCCTCGTGGGCGACTTGGCGAAAGTCCTGAAAGGCAATGGCGTGGATATTGGCGGCACTCGCTTGTTCGCGTGGCTGAGGGACAACGGATGGCTGATGAAAACCGGCAGCTCTCGCAACATGCCCACGCAGAAATCTATGGAATTGGGCTTGTTCGAGATCAAGGAAACCACCGTGGTTCACTCGGACGGTCACACGACCATCAACAAGACGCCGAAAGTCACGGGCAAAGGTCAGACGTTCTTCGTCAACAAGTTCCTCGGACACAGGGAGATTACTCAATGAGCATCAATCTTGGTACCACGGAAGTGGAATTGAGCTTGTACTCCAAGGCGCTTCAACTAGCCACGTTCACCGTGGAAGTCCCGATGGTGGGCGAACTGGAACCGGACAGCGTGTGCATAGGCGACGACATGCAGCCACGCGCGCACGTGACAGTGACGCTGCCGCCCGACGGTTCCGTCGAAAAGGCCGTTAAAGCCGGGGTTTATGCGTTCCAGAAGGCGTTCAACGAGTCGATGGAATCGAGGAACGTATGAACTGGCTGAAACGACTGCTGCACTTGGAGGAGCCGGAACCGGTCGAAAAACCGGAACCTAAGCCACCGGTAGTGGAACCATGCCCCATCTGCGGACTCGTACCCAAACTGAAGCATGTGTGCGTCACCCGCAACTACCGCTACTACTGTCTGGAAAAAGACTCGTGGCAGCTCTTGGAATGGTGCGATCACGTCGAAAGCATCCTTTCGTTCTCCTCGGTTTTTGAAGACGAGAGTGCTCAGAAGTGGAATACCGGTTGCAGACGGTTGAAGGCAGTGGTTGACGAGCCGGTTCCCGAATGCCCCGCCTGCGGGGAGAAACCCGTCGTGCAAACGGACTCGGAGTCGGACATCCCCCAGCTTGTCTGCTCATGCAACGAACTGTTGAGCAATGTGGAGATAACAAACGTCTATAAGCGCAAACACGAGTGGATACGTCGCTGCAATGCGTTGAAACGCAAGCAGGACAACGTGAAAGACATGGAACAACTGATCGGAGAAACACAATGAACGGACATTATTCGGTTATCACGAATTTCGGCTGTCATTGGACATGCCCCTGCTGCATCGTAAGAAAAACCGGATTGAACGTGCCGGTGACGGACATGCAGGCCACGCTGCGGACCATCAGCCGTGAAAGCGAACACCACCCCATGAGGTTCCTGAGCTTCAGCGGCGGCGGAGACCCCCTGTTCCCCATGCGCGAGCCGGAAGCGTCGAAACGTGTCGCCTTCTACCGGGAGGCGATACGCAGGGCCGGAGACTGGCTCACGGAAACCGAGATGCACACCAGCTACTTCCAATGCGGACGCAACGTGGCTCAAGTCATGCAGCAGGTCAGGTTCAGCCGCGTGGTGTATCACATGCGTCCCACGAGCTTGTCCGATGACGTGGCGTTGGCATTGCCCCGCAAATGGTTCGACAGTCAGAAGGTGCGTGTCGTGTACGTGGTCACCCCCGATTTCACGCCGGAGCGTATCGACCGGATAGCCGATCTCGTGGCCGGCAACAACGTGGTCAATGAACTGTCGTTCAGGCAGAAGGTCAACCCTGACAACACCATCGACCACACGTGCGAGAAGTATCTGAAGGCTGGCCATCAAAAACGCTGGTGGTACATCCAACAGGATGATTACAACATGTACGTCGTGAACGACCGGCTTTACACACGATTCAGCGATATCGGCAAGGAGGACCACAGGTGAGCAAGAAGATTCGCGTCGCATGGGAAGACCTACAGCCCGGCGACCTGATTCACGTCAAAGGCAGTACGAACGTGTACCAGTTCATCCGCTTTACGGAAAACAAGTGTCAGGCTGAGGTAGGCACTTCTGGAGTCTGCGCCGGTTGGGGAGGGCGGAAAGTCCGGGACAATGAAGGTAAAGTTCGTTACTGGTTCGAGACAGGCCCGACAGCTATGCTCGTGGTCTCGCTCCTCGGTTTCGCCTATGCCACCCGTCCCGCGCCTAAGAAGATTGGGCTGGCTGGCTATTACATGCCGTTTGATTCAGGTGAATACTGGCTGAAAACCTCTTTTGGCTGGTGTCGAATCCTTCTCGTTCTCAATAGGGTTGGCCAACCCGTTCAGCCGTTAAGCGTGGGATGGTACGACGGAGAAGCGAGTCATTGCCGTACATTCTATTCATGGCACGAAATGGTCGAATGCCTCCACCCACGTGAACTATTGACCGCTGAGGAATACTACACGCGCAAAGCCAAGGGGGAACTATGACGACCATTCAGGCAGCAGGGCATGATCGCCTGCTGCAATGCGTGGGCCAGCTACATGATCGTGCACATGCTGACCGCTTCGCTGCATTTGGCCGCAATGACACCCGCATTGACGGAGCAGCTGAACCATGCGCGCAAAACCATTCACGGCGGGCAATGAGCGCGATCCCAATCATCCTGTTCACGTTCCTACTGGGGGCCGTCGCCATCATCGAGAATCGGAGAAAACATTGACCAAGGAACCTGAGACGCTGTTTCCCCATCAGAGGTGCATCATCGACCTGACCGAGTTCGCGCACAAGGTCAGCGTGGAAGTCCGCGTGTACGATACCGAGGAAACCATGCGGAGAGCCGCCTGCATCGACTCGGTGGAATCCTCCATCGAATCCGATGACCTCGACAGGCCGATTGGAGATGCCGCGTTCGAAAACGGTACAGCCGGAATCACCCTCATGCAGTCCGCGACAATCGACACGCAGACCAATGTGGTGAAATACGGGAACTCCCCCATGTGCGTGATCTATTTGAGCCGCGAACACCTGCTGCCGCATATCGTCAGCCATGAATGCGTGCATGCTGCGATGGGCTTGTACAACGCCGAGATTCTCGGATACCGACACAAGGCCAAGGCATGCAAGCACATGACGGTCTCAAATGAGCTTGTCGCATACGTGCAATCCGAACTGTTCCGCTGCGTTATGGAGTTCCTGGCCGATGCCGTTAAAACAACAGAAGAAGAACAATGAGCTACATCATCGACCGAACTAATTACCTCTTTTCCCCTAATGACTCGCCTTACAAGAACGCTCGTCTCGTGGAAGTCCACGAACCGTTTGAACGCCAACTAAGTAAAGGAGTCACCGAGAAAGGCTCCCGCATCGAGAAGAAGTGGATCACGGACGATGACCCGTTGACCGTCTATACGAACGAAGGCCGCATCGTCGTGCAGGACACCGGTTACTCAGAGTATCCCATCGGTATTGAGATCTACGACGATTACCGGGAATAAGAATGCCGTCCTAGTGTGCTTCCATGAGAGGCAGCGGCGTCTTATAACACGCCTATCATAGCTTGAAACCCGTGAAAATCTATTTTTTATTGATCTTCACGGGTTTCAGTGAATGAAAAGCATGTTTTCGTATAATCGGGCCCACGTTTTCCACTTATCCGTCAAAGACCGGCACGTGAATCGTATTCGTATTCGTCATCTTCCATACCAATGAATATCGGCTCCACACCGAACATGGCCTTGAACAGTTCACGTGCGAACACATCCACTTCCTCTTTCGTAGGCTTGTGATCGTATTCCGGCCACGTGTTGAACCCATTCCAATTGCGGTTTATCGACCATGCGCCTTGACGGGTTTCCAAACGCCATTTTCCGCTGGGCATGTGGACGATGGTGGTTTTGATGGACATGATAGTTCCTCCTGAAAGTATATTCGGGCATGACGAAACATCATGCCTCTTGTACTTGGTTCGCTAATTCCCAGAAGGCCACAAGAGAGTCCCGTGGCCTCCAGTGTATCAGTGTTTTTCGTATTCCTTGCATAGGTTGGCGGCGAACTTGGCGAGATTATCGGGGGCAAGCACATAGTTCTCCCCGCTCTCCCCCGCCTCGTCATAGTATTTCCACACCTCATGCAAGGCGGCTCTCATACGTTCAGCGTCCATTGATTACCTCCTGATTCCAGTCCAACATGTCAGCGGCCAACCATTGCCCGCCGCCTGAAGCATTGGCGTACAGCCAAGCCCCGTAAGAGATTCGAGCCGCCTTATCGCGTTTAAGCCATGCCTTCAGCCATATGAGACGCAGCTCCCAGCGTGGTATACGCCGCCACAACTCCTTGTTGACGGCGGGGTCGAAACGCTCATAACGGTAGATCGCGGTAATCAATTCGCCCACTTTCTCTTGACATGAGAGCCGTCCTCGTAATCGGCGCTGACCATATCGTTGTCCAGTTCGTCAATGTCCAACAGGTCTCCAACGCCGTTTTCGTCAACCCAGTCGCTCAACTGGTTGAACGTCAAGCCTTTCGGCGCGGTGACGTGACGCTTCTCGATCTGCGTCACGCGCTGGTAAATCGTGTAGACTTCGGTTTCTTCATCCATGATGGAAACTCCCTTGTTATTGTCCGGTAAAACGATTAACGGGACAATAGACAGCTCTAAAGTCCCGTCTAAATGCTGATTTATGTGAAAACCGCACCATAGAAAGCCCTATGATGCGGTTCTAAATGATGGTTTCTATAAGAATGACCCCATAGAACAAGTCCATGAGGCCATGAAAACGATAACGGCTATACGCTCCGCCTGTATGGTGGAATGTCCAACGTGGCTTCCAATCCGTCGTTAACATGCTCCGCGTCCCTCAACGAGAGTCGTCCGAACCATTGCAGCAGTTCGCTCCTGTTGAAGTAGAAGCGTTGCGAACAGCGCACGAGTGACGGCTTCAACAGCCCCTCGGCCTTCCAGTCGAGCAGCGGCACGTCACCGGCCTCATCCCAATCAGTGTTGCCGGTTATCTTCGCCACGATACCCGACACCAGATCGCCGTCAACCTCGGTGATAACCACCGGACGCGGCTTCCCGATACCGGGATGGTCGGGAAACTCGACCCACATCAGCCACACGTCATACAGGCGCGGTTCATTTGGCGTACTGGTCATAGACATCATCCTCCGAATCATCCCAATCGGCGGGCAGTATCACATGGCCCTTCTCCGAACGCTCGAACATGTATGCATTGTGAACAGGCGGCACCGGATAACCGTCCGGCGTGTGTCGCGTCGGCCTGAACGGCAACCCGTTGTCCACCAGAGACTGGCGTAGGAACATGTTGACGGCGGTGCTCAGGCTCATGCCCATGGAATCGTAGAGCGCGGCGGCACGCGCCTTGACATCATCATCGACATTGGCGACCAGCTTACCCATAACAACCTCCTTAACGGTTAACAGATGGTATCAATCATATACCATATTGGGTTAAAAGAATGGAATGCAGTCCAGCGGAAGTGAGGAAAAAGCTGGACGGCAAGAACTTAGAACAGCGGCAAAGCAAACCGCTTGTCGGGCAGATCGGTGGCGTTCAACGCCGCCAAAATCAGATCAGACGTGTGAAGCGGAATGTTGGCGCGCACCGCCGTGATATTATCCGGCGTATACGCATAGCCAGAGGACTCCAGAACCTCACGAATCTTGCTAGTGGGTATCTTGACTTCCATCATTCCCACCCCAGCATGTCGTCGATGCACCAGCCGATAGCGCACTCATACCGGTCATACGTGGTGGAATACTTCTGTGAGAACGCCTCACGCGCCCTCTTGTCGAGCATGTCCAACGACAAACCGGTTTCGGCTATCTGCTGTTCCGCAGTATCGAAGTCCGGCGCGGTGTATGGCTTGTCCAGCTTCAGCATGGCACGACGGCGTAAATCATCGATAAAACCATGCTGGCAGTCGAAGATATCCGCCACGCTATCCGCGTTATCGGCGGCCATCTCGTAAGCCGCCTGCAACAACAGGCGTACGGCTTTCTCCCGAATCTCGCTCATGTCACGCCGCCTTAACCCACTTGTCGCGGACGGTAGCCACGTAATCGGCCACCGCCTTTTCCAACTGCCTGTCACTGCCACGCTCATAACGGGCACGGTAGGCGACAACGCACCTGCCATTGGCCGAAGCAACGTAGGCCACCTTGCGGCCCTTGCTGGTACGGAAGTGACGGATAGGGCCCAAACCTTGCAATTCGGGGCATTCCTTAGCCATCATCAGGTCAGGCATCGTACAATAGGAGACGGCGAAACTGTTCACCTTCGGCGGCACTTCGGGAATCTCCTGTGTATCCGGCGCGGGTTCATCATCCATGAACCCGTCTTCCAATATCGCGTCCTCGGGCATAGGCACCGGCCACTGAACATTGCTCGTGAAGCGTTCCTCCTCACACTTCCAGTTTGCATCGATCGATGGGTGCGCGACAATGCCGCCAACCGTTTTAGCGTCCATTCCGGTAGGTACCGGCACCGGCACTGTCTTCATACGCTCGGAATCGGGTATGAGCATCCAACCATGCTCAAGGTCAACGGAGCTTGACCTCATGCCATTCAAAAAGTCCTCATACTGGACTCCCTTGGCCTGAACATTCCACGCCGTGCCCTGCGAAGTCTGGGAAAGTGACCAGACTCGTCTAACCCGAGCGTTCACATACCGAACATCATATTTCGAGCCATCCTTGCGCAACCGCACCCACATGCCGCTCACGGCATTCACGTTACGCGACGGGTCATTGGTCAGCTTCTTCATTTTGTTTACCTCATTTCAAAAAATCGATTGTCAGATTTGCACGCCACGGTGATAGGCGTAATCGCCATACACGCAAGTGGCGGTATCATCAACGCCGTAAGGCGTGGAACATTGGGGAGTCGGCTGGATAAAACCAACCCACCTGAGAAAGAGAATGGCCGCGACTAGCGCGGCCACAAGCAGAACATGACGGACTCTCAACACTCGCCATCCTCAGTGGCTTCAGTGTAGAAAACGTCGTCCATCTGGTCATTATCGAAACGCTCATTGATGTAATCGGACAACGCTTCAACGTCGCCGTCGTTGTAGAGTCGGGCGATTCTTCCACACCCTACGCCGTTGCCTTCCAGCATGTAAGCGTCCTGGGCCCAGTAGGGTTCGCCTTTGAAAGCCGCGTTATATTCGGTTTCGGTGACATACCCGTAATCGCCCAGACGGTAGATGCCCTCATAAGGCTCGAAACCCTCATAGTCACAGAGCGGCAACAGTTTCGCGTCAACACGCTCCGCCATATCCGTAATATCCTTAGCGGTAATCATTTGTTTAGCTCCCTTAAAACAGCGGTGGCATGGCTTCAATGCCATGTCCCGAAACGATTGATTTAACGACGGGCTCGCACCATATAGCCGCGTCCCCAGTGGTCGATCACGGCAATCACTCCGCGTAATACCTAGCCGGGTTATTCTGCATGTCAACACGCTGCCACGCCTCGACCAGTTCGACGGTGGGCGCGTACCGTTCGACAGCCGACCGACTGCCGTCGTACCGGACGGCCATGTCATTGTCGAAACCGATAACAGTGTCCGCCATGATATGACGCGCCTCTCTTGCCGTAATGGCCTCACGATGCCAATTACCGTCAAACACGTCGTCGGCAACCCAAGCGTCACGCTCAGCCCTCGACTCGAACACGTAGAGCTCACCCGGCCATGACCCGTCATCCCATGTCGCGCCGATACCATAAGCCCAGCGGAAAGCGTAGAAGTAGCGTGCCATCATGCCACCTCGCCATCGAAGTGACGTTCGGCGGCTACCGCGTACAGCACGTCATGCATGGTGTCGGTACTGTAGCCATTGATATTGGTGACAACTTGCAAAGTCTGCTCGGACACACCGTAATCATCTTTCAGCGCGTCCCACATTTCCTCAATAGACATTGTTGAATCTCCCTTGAATTGATGAAGCGCGGAGACAGCCGCGCGACTGAATGAATCTGATTGAAAGACTTAGTAGCGTTCGTCGATTAGAATGCCGTCTTGGTAGATGTACAGGCCGGTACCGCGTCCGTTGCCCATACGGGCAGAGTCCCAATAGCAGAGTCCCACCTGACCAGACCCGTCTTCGTTAGCGCAAGGCGGTATGTTGGCCGTGTCACTGCTACCGCAAGCGGCTAACGACATCAAGGCGATTACTGCGGCAAACGCCGCGACACACTTATTACGCATGGTTTCCTCACTTCCATGTGAGGCGTGCTAAGATAGCACAGCCTCGATTTGATTGATTAGAGAACTTTCAACTTAAGGCACGCGGCTAGGTAGTTGGCGCTACTTAGCCGCATTCTTTTAACGCATCAGGTCGCTCGGTTGGCAGTTGAGTGCACTGGATATCTTCAAAGCGTTTTCAAGAGTCATGTTCCGAACGTCTCGCCGCCCGGTCTCATAACTGCTGATGATTGTTCGCGCTATTCCAGTGCGCTTGGCTAGCTCAACTTGTGTTAAGTCGGCTTGTTTGCGCAGTTCCTTAAGTCCCATAGGCTTACCCGCTTTCTCTAGTAGTAGGTAAACCAATTATGACAGCAAAATGTATCATTTGCATGTAGGGAAACACTGTTAAGTTCTCAAACTTGCTTTTGTCTTGCCCGATTGGGCTTGATAATTGATAGCATAACGTATCATTTTGGTTTAAACAAATCGGCGTGTCGGAAAACCAGCACGCCGAACAGCTCACACTGACGCGAACTCACGCACCAGCGCGTGCCGCATGATGTCATCAGCGGACACGCCACGACGTTTAGCGACGGCATCCAACATGGCCGACATGTCAGCGCTTAACGAAAACGTCCGACTGACAGCATCCGCCTGAGCGACAGGAACGACAGGCCCGGAATACACCGCACCCGGCCTTCCGCCGAACTCGCCGTTATCCGCATCGTCGGCCCACTTGTCCAACATGTCATCAGTGACCACACGGCCACCCTTCGCAACAAAAGACATGACACTTCCTCCTTTACAAAAGTTTCAGTTCCCGCAGCACCTTCGGCGTCGCACGCATGGCATGGAACACATGCCAACGATCCGACTCATCTAGTACCGCCACCATTTCCAGCAAACGCCCGTACTCGTCGTATCCAACCGCCACATAACGCAACGGGTCGGCATCCTCACGCGCCATAAACCGCACGACGTTCGACCATGCCACGCGCACCGAATCAGCGGACACGTCGGGATGTCGAGTCTGGATACGCGGGTCAACGACGATATCGCCAACCGGCACGGCTCACCACCTTTCGATATAACAGGTTCCAGCGTATCCCGTCCACCTTGGGACACGCTATGAGTGCCTAGACTATGGGATAAACCCAGTGAGCTAGGCCGACTGTGTACAAGGCCCACAGTCAGGCGAAGAATTGATTAGGGCACACACCTAACAACTAATCGTTAGTGTTTTCTTTTGGCTTATCAGCCTCTAACAGTTTGCGAGGATTACTCACGCGCAAAGCGTCACAAATTTTCAGCGCAACGCCAAGTGACATGCCCTCAATCGAACGCCGCCCATTCTCGTAATCAGCGATACGCCCATAGCCAACTCCGTCGATTTTATCGGCTAGTTGACGTTGGGTATATCCTCGCTTCTGCCTTAGCTCCCTTAGACTCATAACCCACCTCACTTATGATCGGTGGGCCCAATTATACAATTCCAGACGCTCGGTTTAGCCGTCGCAAGAAGATATCGAGATATCTCCATGTCTGCCACCATAAGTGGCAACGTCCATAGCGGGGACAATTCCATGCCGGATACCCGCTCTCTTATCCTCACTAGCCCGGTAGGCTAGACGCCGGTAGACGCAACTCATTTATGCAACCTTGTTTGACGTACTCTCACTACGCAGATTACAACCGACTTTTGGCAACACTTTTTAGTTATCAATGAGCATGTCCGCCTGATTACCCGCCGCTCACTATGAGTTTTGGATAGAGGGGACTAAGTGCGCGACTAGGGACTTGCACCCTAGCGTTAGCCACTATGGCCGCGCTGATTACTTGTTGAGGTCATTCCACACGTTGTCAAACTTGCGGTATAGCTCGGCGGGGTATTCCTCGTTGTCGTCCATCTCGATACCGAGGGACATGGCCGTGAGGTCAAGCACGTTGTCATAGGTGCAGGGCTTACATACCGTGGCCAGGTCTACCGCCGCTCTAAAGGCCTTGGCTTTAATCTCCGTGGTGTTCATCTCGCGGTTCCCTTCTTGTCGTTCCGTGGTTGATAGCTATCACTATACATGCACCCCATTCGGTATCGCAAACCACCACCAAAACCATTGCAATTACTAGCGTTTGCCGGCGTGTCGAAACCACCATAACCACCACAAAAACCGTCAAACCACAGAGCCCACGCCACTACTCCCATACCCATATAGTTGCACATACAACAGTTGCACCATGCAACAATCACCAAACATGAGCCAACATCACTCAACCTCATGCCGCCGCCGCTCACAGTCCCATAACCACGCATGTATGCGCACGCGCCCATACGCACACGCCTACGCGCGTACACGCGCGGATACGCGCACGCACACGTATGCGCACACGCACACGCCCACACGCACGCATGTACGCACGCATACGCGCACGCCCACACGCACGTACACGCGCACGCGCACACATGGGGGTAGGAGAGCCCCACCCCGGTAAGACGTGGGAGCCGCACGGACAATGGTTCTGCTCGTGAATGATCTGCTGGGCTGTTTTTTGAATTAGCGTTTCATTGGTGGTGGG